TAGAGGGGCTTTCGATGAGGGCGCAGGTATTGTTTTTTATGGTTACCTTGCGGGTATTTTTTCATCTGTATCTGGCACGATAACTGAAAACATCATAAGAGGTATAGATGTAAATGGTTATGGCATTCTTCTTTCAACTGTTTATACAGGCGAAAGAGAGTTTATTGTTCAATCAAATAAAATTGACAGACAAGGCCTTGATATAAGCCGTTATATTGAGATTAGCACTGATAATACACAGGCATTTGGGCTAGTAAGAGATAATTTCTTTGATTCTCCGACAATTGATCAGGCAGGGACCGACACAGAAGTTGTTAATGACAATCATTCTTTAAATGTTATTGTTACAGCTAATAAAAACCAAACAGAAGTTGTCCCTGTTCATGGCGCTTATGGTCAGCTTGGTACTGCTAATTCTAACGCAGCCACTTTTAATAGCGCTGGATATACCGCTAACCTGCCGCCTGCTACCGGGTTTGTTCTTCTTTCAAATGCTTCATGGAATGATGCGGCTGGAAATACAGTGCAACTTTATTATGGTGATTTAAATCAGGCAGTTGCTTGGAATTGGACCATACCGCTATCGTCAATGCTTCCCTATGGTGTAGAAATTATTTCAGCACAGGTCACAGTGACAGTTTCGGGTAATATTTCTGGCGTGGGAATCGAGCAAGCGTTGTTTGTATTGCAAGACAATATCGGGGGAGCCGGACATCAGGCTCCTGATGTACAGCCGTTGGTTTCAGGCGGTACTACAAATCATACATTATCAGGTCCTAATTTGGAATTAATTAGAAATATTCCTAGCACCGAGCCGGTTCTCAAGCTTCAATGCTTGATTGAAACAAATCCTAATAGTTTGTTTATAAATGTATCTGAGTGTATTATAACTTATAGATGGTAAGTGATTATCCTGTAATATAATGTCCTTCTTGGCGTGCAAAATCTGTAAGGGTTATGGATTTATTCAAGTTTATAGAACGATAGTCATGAGGGTGTATTGTGATTGTAAGATCGGAGATGACAGAATTAAAAAAGCTAAAGATATTTTAAGAGAGCTTGGCTTTGATCCTGAAAGTGAGGGTTATGAATTTGAGTGGCTTCGATACTCAGATTTCAAAGGCTAATTCTTAATTTATTAATTTCAATGTAAATGCAATGAATACATATTAAGATATAAAAAATAGATATATTATTTTAGTTGTGAGATAAATGGGTACCTCGAATACATTCAAAACAGATTTATATCATTTGTATGATTATGTTCAAAACACACAGGTATCATATCCTAAGCAATTATTTATTGAAACATTAAGAAATTTTTTCTCCGAAGGCTCATATTATCATTATAGCCGTGATGCCTGGGGCTTTCCAAATACCCCTGATCATACGGGGCTTCCTCGTGATGCAGGTCTTTATGATGATGAAACAACAAGATTATTTATTGGTGAATATTTTCGCTTTGATGTGGCTTATTATCCGGGTCTTTATATAAAAAGTAATGGAGCTAATTATGTTCCAATATCAATGAGTCGTAATCGTGGTGTTGTTGAATGGAAGAACATTAGATATGTAGATGGATATGGCAATGAAAAATTGGTTTCTACGCCTAGTTTTTTTGTTAGAAGTGGCGCTTGGGAGGGAAGTGTAACTGTAGATGTTATAACTCGTTCTTTAAGATCAAGAGATGAGATAGTTGAGCTTGTTTCTTTGTTATTCGTTGACTTAAGGCATCAAGAAATGATTGATTCTGGGGTTGTAATAAAGCAAGTTTCTGTTGGAGGTCCCTCTGAGTCAGAAGATCGAAATGATAAATTGTTCAGACAATCAATTACGTTTGATATTAGAAGTGAATGGAGAAGAAAAATTCCAGTTGATTCTGTAATTAATATAATTAATATTTGTGTTGATATTGGTAATGTTGAATCTGAGCCGCCAAGATATGCAGAAAACATGCAAATAAATACAACCGTCGAATTATTAGACGCTCTATCTGATCTGTGAAAAAATCAATGTTAAATCTATTTGGCAATAATTAGCAATAATTAGGAATAATGTTAGGTAATAATACAATATATTATCGTTAATCTATGACTTATTTTATTGAGCAAAAGAGGGATATAAATGCCAAACTTTCCTGGAGCGACTAACGCACTTCCAGGCGTCTATAGCGAGGTTGTCACTAATTCACGGGGCGTTGCTGTACCTGGCGGAGTTAGACTTACGGCTATTCTTGGAGAAGGCGCTCGTGAAGAAGTATTAATATCCGCAGCTGTTGGCGGTGGCAATGATGGTTTAAATCCTGCTTACTCATCCACAAACAACAGTGATGGTAGGCACTTTTTATTAAGTTTTGTGCCTGTTGTCTCGAATAGAACAACTCTTTTTAAGAATGGAATTCCTCTCGTAGGTTTAGAGCAGGTATTTACGCCTTCAAGTCCTGGATTTAGCTCCTCTTTTGATTATAGAATTGATATTAGTAATGGTCGTATTGAACTCCAAACAGCATCATTAGTTGATCAGGGCGGCTCCTTTTATAAGCCAAATGCTATCAATGTTGGTAATGGCACTATAAATGGCCTTACGTTAATTGATTTAAACGCTCCTACAGAAACGTGGACTGTTCGCTGCACATCTGTTCGTAGAGATGGTTATGGAAATCCAATTGATGGATATGCTAAGTTTATAGCAACTGGCTCTGTAAGTGGCAATATTCTTGATGACAATGGAAATCAGGTAGTTTGGGAGTCGAATGGCGTTGTAAATGATAATACGATTTTACAATTTTCAATAACAGAAGGTTCAAGTGCCTTTATTGAGGGTGATGTATTTACTATTGAGGTTCAGAGCGGAGCATTGCAGGCAGGTGACTCTCTCGTAGCTACTTATATTTCTGAAGCAGAATTAAATGACCCTCAATTCTTTAGTGATATTGATTTATTAGCTCAAAAGCACGGTCAGGCTAGTCTGGCAAATCGGCTAACTCTTGGCGCGCAATTGGCTTTTGCAAATGGGCCGCCAGGTGTTTGGGCGCTTCAGTGTGCTCCTAGCTTGCCGAGAAGAGTTTCATATTTATTAGAGGAATCGGCATCAGGTGGTGCTACGGCGGATGATCTTTCGTTCCCCTTACCTTTGAATGTAACGCCTGACACAGGATCAAATATAAATTTCTTTGTGACGGATCCTATCACAGAGACAGAGACACAAATTGTACCTAATAAGGTTGCATTTTATGATCCTGCGATTACAGCAGATCCTAATAGCTTTCACTTTGGTCCAGCCTACACTTATTCTTACACAGTCATCTTAAAGGATTCTGTTCAAAAACAAGGAGATGATGGCGCGTTAGTAGTGGGCGTACCAACCACTACAGCTGAGCTGAGCAGTGATACAGTTCTATTTACATTAGATGACTTAAGTCCAACCAGAAGTGTAAAGATACTGTCACCAGCTGCAAATGCTGGGACATATTCTATTTCCGCAGTGACTGATGGGAAGGCTACAATTGTTGGTCTTGTGCCATTCACCGCTGAGACTGGCATTGAGTTTGAAGTTATTGATAGCTCAGATCAAAGCTCTGTAATTTTGTTTACAGATGACTTAGCGCTAAGCGCCGGGGAATCACTTCGAGCTACGGTTGTTGACACTAAGGATGCAGATTTCTTTGACCCAGGTTGGCAGGCAGGCTTAGAGGCCTTAGAGAAGATTGATTGTGATATCGTAGTCCCACTTCCTTCTCAGACAATAAGTGCTATTTTCCAAGCTGCAAGAATTCATTGCGAAACCATGAGTAATATCAAGAATCGCAAAGAAAGGGTCTTGTTTATTGGAGCAATTGCAGGTCTCACGCCTGAAAATGTTACTGGAGCGGAGCCCGCCGCCGTTGAAGACTTGGGTGTTCTAGAGGGCATTCAAGGCGATGATGTTACTGAGGTTTTGGCTGGTAACATTGAAGACTTAACAGATTATGGCATTCCAGATAATTATGGCAACACCTTCAGAGTGGTTTATTTTTACCCAGATGAAGTTGTTGTTCAAATTGGAGCTGATAGAGTGAAGGTTGACGGTTTTTTCCAAGCCGCAGCGGCTGGAGGCTTCTTGTCAGGCATTCCGCTTGTGTCAGTACCTCTTACCAACAAGGTCTTGACAGGCTTCTCAATCTTACGAGACAAGCTTTACAGACCAATTACTTTGGAAAACTTGGCAGTAGCAGGTGCGACGGTACTTCAGCCGGTCGCAGGCGGCGGCCGAGTTATTTGGGGAAAGACCACAACCCAAAGTGGATTCCCAGAGGAGGAGGAGATAAGCATTGTCTTCATTAGAGATAGAGTCTCTAAGAGCATGAGAGCTGCTTTTACTGGCTTTATTGGTACTGCCGAAGATGAGACAACACAGGGCTCCTTGATGGCTCGTGCGAATAATGTGGTAACGAGCTTTATCTCCGCGAAACTAATTACAGACTTCAGAGATTTGAAGGTTGTTCGGGATGAGGTTGAGCCTCGTCAATGGAATATAACTGTAGCAATTCAGCCAGTTTACCCAGTTAACTGGATTTATATTAAGGTAAGCATAGGTTTGCTCTAATTTATTGAGGAATAATATATGGCATCAGCTCGTAATACAAAAACCGCTTTCGATGACGCGCAAGGTAATAATAGAACGGCGACTCATTTATCAACTAACATCATAATTAAGGTTGGCGGTGGTAATATTGTTGGTGCCGTGCAAAGTTTACAGGTCAATGAAACTAGGACGATTGCGCCTATCGCAGAGGTAGGGACAGACGGCCTCATTGACAGTGCCCCTCAGTCAAGTACAACAATAGCTGGAAGTTGCAATAGAACACGCTTTGATAAGCAACGTATTTTGGAGGCATTTGATCGTGGATACGTTCATGTTCACGCTCAAAGAATACCTTTTGACATTGAAATACATGATATTTTTGCTGATTCTGATGAGAATAACGCAATTATCACAACAATTAAAAATGTTTGGGTCAATAGTGTAAGTTACACCTACAGCGCGGAAAGTTTTATTATCGCTGAAACGATGGGTTGGCAGGCAGAGTCCATCTACAGTATTATTGCTTCTACAAATGGTAACGTAGTAAGCGCGGCTGGAAATGGCAATGGCGGTCCTGTCTTTGTTAATCCTTTTGAAAGAGAGGCTGACCGAGGTAAGTATCGCGGCGCCCTTGATGCCGCTGGCCTCTTAAATGCCTTTATTGACGGATAATATTTTATAAAATTCGATACTTTAAATATCCGCACCAAATTATCTTGGTGCGGATATTTTGTTATATACTATAGCAATAAAGATTATAATTTATAATTTTTATTGTTCATATTTTTAATACAAGAAGGTGAAAAATGGCAGAGATAGAAAGTCCCATTGGTAAGACAACTTTTTCTTCAGGCCCCCAGAATCAAAAGGTTTTTACAGTAGAAGATAGCTCAGGTCAGGCGCAAGGTCCCGGCCCCCAAGCTGCATCAGTTTCGCCCGGTGAGCAGGTTGATTATGAGGCATTGCGAAGGCGAAAGATTGAGGAATTACGAGCGGCACAAAACATTTCTTTTAATTCGAAGCAACGGGTGGAAATTCTAACTGGAATAGGTAGAAATACAAAAGATTTCTCCTTTGAGAATGTCCAGTTTTCCCTTAGAACTCTCAAATCTCGGGAGTTAAGGCAGGTGTTATTGGATGTGTCTCATCTTCAAGATGTCACCCTTACTTTTGAGTTAAGGGCTAATACTTTGGCGCGCTCTCTTTATCTTATCGACGGGCATGATATTAATGATGTAATCGGAAGCTCATCAATGAAGGATAAGGTTAATTTTATTCATGAGTTAGAAGAGAATGTTGTTGATATTTTATATAAACAATACTTGCTTTTGGTTGAGGAAACTGAGGAAAAATATGGTTTGAAAGATAATTCCTCCAAAGAGGAAGTTGCAGAAGCGGTAGATTCTGTAAAAAAATAATAAAGGATCCAGATCATAGATTTCTGTGGTTCTTATGTAAGACCTTTTCAAAGCTTCCTAATGATCCATGGATAGAAGATCTAGATCCTTTAATGAAATTATGGATGTATGAAAGTTGGAAGCAAGATTATGTGGAGAAGAATGAATCGGAGCGTTATTTTGCCATTTTAAATGGAGCTTTTTCTAATCATGAAATGGCTCAGAAAATGATTGATGATGAAAATCCTGATTATTCATCTTCAGATACAGATTTTGAAGCTTCAACTCAAATGATGATGAATGATATCGAGAAACAAAAAGAAAGAGAAAGATCGAAGCCCAGAAGACGAAGAAGACGAAAAAAGTAAAATATTAACAAAGAAAATATTAAAGCTATATTATGGCAGATCTAAATTTAAAAGAAATACAGCGTCAAATTGACGAGATAAAAAAGTCGCTTGGCCAGTTAGGCGATAATGATTTTGCTAATAAGCTTATGGCTCAACTTTCTAACCTTGGAAAGTCTTTTGTGGCGGCTGGAAGTAAAGCTCGGATAGCAAAAGATCACTTGGCAAAGCTAGCTGACATCAAAATCTCTCCAGAGCTTTCGAATTCACTAAAAAACCTTGGCAAGAAAGTTGGGGAAGTCATGGCTGCTCAAAGGCTTGGCCTGTTGGGGGTAGGTAAAGAGCTTAAAAATCTTGGAGGGGGCTGGTCATCGGTTGGTAACGAATTTGCCTCTGCGGAAACAAGCTTTAAACAATTTGATAAGGCACTTAAGTTACTTCCTGAAAGCTTAAGAAAAACCTTTGACGGAAAGATACTTGAAGGCATTAAAAAACTTGGCGAAGACACTGCCAAGGCAGCTGATCAGTTCAATAATTTGGAAGCTAGCTTCATGCAAAGAGCCGCTGCGGCAGGGCAATTTTCCATGATGCTTGAAGGCATGGGTAGCAGTATAGACAATCTTGGAAATACGACATTAGGTTATATTGGAAATCTTAAAGCGCTGGCAAATGAAAGCGGTCTAACTATAGGTCAAGTTGCAAAGTTTGAAGATTCATTAAAAGAACTTCCCGATAGGCTTGATACTTTTAGCACGAAAGTTGCAGGTCCGGGTGGTGTCGGAGCAAAAATGTCAATGTTTGCCGCAAGAGTCCGTTTGGCCGCAGGCACAGGTCAAAGTCTATCAAAAGTTATACAATTGCAAACACAAGCTTTTGACAATCTTGGTATAAAAGGTGAAGGGGCTCTTAAGTTTATTTCTAATATGAGCGTCGCGGCTGACAAATTAGGACTTCCGTTAAGGACAGTGCAAGAATATACAAATTCAGCTGCTGATAGTTTTAAGTTTTTTGGAGACAATACAAAAGGGGTCTTAGGAATACTTGGTCGTTTTAGCGATGCATTGAAAGGCTCTAATATTGGACCCAGAGCAATTTCACAATTAGTACAGGGTGTTACACGTAATATATCTCAAATGACTATAGCGCAAAGGGCATTTACTTCGGGTATGGCCGGTGGAGTGGGAGGCCTGCGGGGTGCTTTTAAAATGAGCTTAGCCCTGGAGAAGGGGGACCTTGGCGCTGTATTTCAGGATGTAGAGAAATCTTTAAGAAGGCAATTTGGGCGAAGAATTGTTGGCCTGGAAGAAGCGGCTGCAACAGAGGGAGGTGCAAGGCAGTATACAAAACAGCTACAGCTCCTAACTCAGGGTCCAAACGCAATTGCTCAAAATGAGCGTCAAGCTCAATTAATCATTAGAGCTTTGCAGCAACAGGATCCAGGGGAGTTTGCTAAAATTTTAAAACAAGAAGATAAAAATTTGGCAGACAAAGTTGATCTTGGAACAAAGATACAAGAAAGGCATTCCAGTCAATTTAATTCAATGATAAATGAGCTGGAATTAATTAAAGTTTCCACTTCAAAAACAGCCGCCGAGTTGGCTAGAGAAGTTCTTCCAGGCAGAGCGGAAAGGATGAAAGAAACTCGTGAAGATGCATTTGCACAAGTCGAAGGCACCTCTCCGCGCAGATCTGCTCTACAGGTATTTAGAAGTTATTCAGTGGCAACCGTGTCATCAACAAAGAAGTTGAAAGAGTTTGCGAAAAGCTTGGGAACGGCAATTATGGCGCTCAAAAAGAAAATTGAACCCGCCGACGAAAAACAGGAGCCTGCAAAAGAAGGAAGAGTAAAGGAAGTTCCAGCTGCAACCGGCAGACCCAAACTTGGTGCAGTAGTTCCACAAGCAGCATCCATAACTCCTGGGCGAAGAACCACAACAGAGCCGCAGGCACCTCCGGCGGCCAGACAAGATACAAGAGAGCTTCGATTAAATATTACATGTGAAACTTGCGGTGACGCCATAGCACAAAAAGCAATTAAAAATTATGCAGATAGAAGACGCAAGATAGATTCTGGGTTATAATAAGGATAAAAAATGCCAATTCAACCAAAACAATCAAATGACTTTTTTGATATAGCCGGTCAATTTTTAGAAGGCAATTCCTTCGCCTCTCCAGCTGTGCCTTCAAGTAGTGGTTTGGGAACAAGACAGGGAAGGATAAGAAATAATCGCCCAGCTTATAGCGTAAGAAATATGGTTCGTTGGCTGATTCCCGACGGACCCATCGTAGAGATGTATATTAACCCTCAATCGATACGATATAATTATAGAAAAGATATACCTGGAGCCACAAAGACGAAGGGTGGTTATATATTACAATATTGGGGCGAGCAGTTAACAACATTAGCTATTGAAGGCACTACGGGTTCATCCGGCATTGAGGGTATAAATGTATTGTACGACGTTTACAGGAACGAACAAGCTGCGTTTGATCCCTATGCCCTCTATTTAGCTGCGGAAAATGAAAGAAATCAGTTTAGTAATGGTGTTTTTGGGATTGGAGACGCCCTTGAGGAGTCGCAGCCTTTCCTTGCAACTTTACTTGGGGCTGAGACTCCAGGCCCACACAGAGCATCTCAGGCACCTTCATTAGCGGCATTGGCATTTACAGTAGAGATGTACTGGAGTGGAGAGGTATACCGTGGATACTTTAATGATTTTACCGTAACAGAGTCTGCGGGCAGAATTGGCTTATTTAATTATAGTATTAATTTTACAGTAACTCAAAAGCGCGGATTTCGTCAGAACTTTTTTCCATGGCATCGTAGTGCGGTTTCTGGACCTAGCAATTCAGATCCCGAATTAGGCACCCCTTATAGCTTTGGAGGTTTGGTAATTGGAGAACAGGCGACTGCTGCGGGGCAGCGTCAGTCATCTGGATCAAACTTGGTGGAAACATTGCAAAATCCAGATCAGTTATTCAGTACACCCTTTGACTTTTAATTTTAACATTTTTATCAGAGCGCAGGAAGATATCGATGCCCTTTTTAGAAGACCTAAGTAATTCTTTTTTAGATCAAATAGGAATTGCTGAAAACAAAACAAGAAGCTTAGATACGAATATAGGTGGAGTTAACATACCTTATGCAGCTCTTGGTGGCTTTGCCAAAAACATTGATAGAAGTGCGCAGCGTTCTTACACGGAATCTGGAACAATACAAGGAATCAAACCTCGTATTTCTCAAATATTAATTCAAGAGCCGGATGTCACGGTTGTTGTAAAGAAAAGAATGTTTTCATCATTGTCCGAAAATTATAGAACGGATTTGATGGATGCTGATGAAAAGTTATTTATTCGTGCCAGTAAAAAATTATTTGAGCAAAAATGTGAAGTCATTGCTGCATATGAGCGATTGTCTAAGATAGAAAGAATAGTTGCAGAAAACGGATCTGTGGGTGATTTTGCATTGCCTCTAGTATTTTCTGCGATAGATAGTATAAATGCTTTTAAGCCTAATTTGATAGATGAAAAAACAAGGCAAAAGTTAGAAACAATTAGAAAAGTAAAATATTTATCATATCCAAATTTTATAACAACGTGGATTAATGATAAGCAAATTTCATATGCGTCAAATACAGGAGAGGGCAATGGTACTTTTGAGCTGACGCTAGTAAATACGTTTAATTGTACTAATTCTACAAAATTAGGAGGCGGTAGTGCGAGTCTTGGCATAGAAGATCCGTACTCATTGATGATCATTTCAAATGATGATATTGATAGAGCGATTTCTGAAGCTGCAAGTAGAGCGGACCAAAATAATTTTTTAAGAATTAGTGAAAAGCAATTAGAGCAAGCTACTCAAGACCTTCGTCTGAAGTTAAATGAACTTCGCATGTCGCGTGGTGTGTCTCGAATTGAATTCCTTGTAAACGAGCAGTCTTTACTATTTAAAAAAGTAAGGGCTATTATTGAAGAGGAGGGGCGCGAAATAGAGTTTACGTTTGAAGGTGGTAATTTTGGAATAAATTTACTAGATCCAAGTACATCCCCCGTCAAATTAGATCCAAGTGCGTTTGAAGGCCCTAACGGACTATCACAAGAGCCACCGGCTCAAGTTAGTTTTTTGGGATTAGACATATCAAGCAGTGAGGCTGATATATTCAAACAAATAATTTCTAATTTGTATACATCTATTGGCTTAAGAGAAACTACGAAGTCAGAAATCACTAAATTCAATGAACGAACGAATCTTGTTCGACGTAAAATGCGTCTTCATTTTGGCAACAAGTCAATTATACAGCCATTAGATGTGGTTTCTATTTTTGTATCATCAAAAACAGGCGTTGATAGAAAAGTCATTCAAGGGATGAATGCAACATACAAAGGTCAGTCTCTTACTAGTAAATTAAACAGCACTATAGGGGATGTCAATTCAGCTTTTTCAGATCTAAAAGCTTTATTTGGCAAAAATGATGGAATTGAAGATAGTTGGATAGAAATTGAAAAAAATTCAATTGCTGGCCCTGAATTTCCTTTATGGCTTTATAACCTTCTTAGAAATGACTTTACAAGGCAAGCCGCTGGCACCTGCGTTTTTTCCGGCTTGGTTGGGAATGCAGTTCATAGTTACAATGGAGGCAGGTATCGCCTGACAGTTACTTTGTCAGATAATTCAGAATACTTTAAACTTGGTCAGGTAAATGTAAACCCATCTTCTTCTGTTTATAATGGAGCGTTGTATGACCCGCTAACGCCCTTTGATCTTAAGTTTGACCTCGCGACAGGTTTTTCAGAGACAAAAGATGGCTTACCGCCGTGGCTTAATGAAAATATAAATAGATTTGATTCAGGTCTATTAAGGTATAAAGCTGGAAAAAATGTCGGCCAAAAGGCGACGAAAGAAAATTATAATAATTCATCTGAAATTGAAAAAATTTCTTCAGCTTTTTTTAGAAAGAAGTTTAATAACCCTGATGGGCTTATCTATCGTTGGAAAGAAGGGATAGGCAGTTTAGTATTATTTGGACCAGGAGGCTCTTATGGATTAGGCTCGCTGCCAAGCGAATCGTCTCAAAAAATTACGACAAGTCCATATGCAGGCCAAGATGCGATGAACGTTATCTCATTGTTGGTAACTGGTGAGCCATATAATTTTAATAACTTTATTCGTTCTGCGATTAAATCTGACTCTTCGTTTAGAGACCCCTACACAAATAATCGCAACTCAGCATCTTTTCTTAAAGCCTTATTGGGTGAAATTTCTTCAACCAATGCAACGTGGGGTAACTTTACTCCATTCAAAGAGTTAGAGATAAATGATAAGACGTATAAATTCTTAGCTTCGGGTCAATTTGATATAGAGCAATCAAATCAGAAATTATCAGTATTAATTAAAGAAAGAGCTAAAAAGTTTGACTTACTGACAGAGGCTGTCTCTCAGTTTAATAATGTTCCTCAGTTTTATCAGGACGAAGCATTACTTTCGAAAGTTACAGTTGATCCTACAACACAAAGTTTAACGGAGCAAATTATCGAATTAGATAGGCAGATTGAATTAGAGAGAACTACTTTTACAGAAACTCTAAATCAAGCTCTGGAGCAAAGTAAAACTTTAGTAATCGCTGGTGACGACATTTCATTTAATCCTTCTATTATGAATGTGGGTAACGTTAGAAGGCAAAGTGAACTTGCTAGAGCGAGAACTCAACTTAGAAAGAGATTGAACTATTTAACTAAACGTCGCCTCTGGAAGGTAAAAGCAAATGAAGATCCAAATTTGTTTATTGTAGATGATTCTTATGACAAGAATTATGACCTTCAGGTTTTTGAGGAGGCTCTTGGTAATTTGGAAACCTTTAATAGCTCATATAGAAACGTATTTGATTCGCTGGGAGATATTGCTAGATTACTTCAATTTGAAATTTTTGCAGACAGTCAGGGGCATATTCGAGCACGTGCGCCAAAGTATAATAGGATGCCCAGCTCTGTTTTTGAAAAAATGATTAATGATAGCCTGACAAAGGGCATCAAGATATTCCCAGAGTTTCTAACCAGTTTGTTTGTAAATCAGGTTGAAGGTTTAACAGATCAGTTAGAAATAGTTGAAGATGAAATAAGAATAAGAGCAGCAGCTATTGGATTTATAACGGATGATAATATAAAAAACAAATTTGATATTGATTTACTTTCTGCGAATATAAGCAATGGTACTATTGCCGGCTCTGACTTTAGAAAGTTATTTTATGAAAGTGATCCTGAAAGAAAAGAAAGAGAAATCAATAGAGCGCTAGAGCCTATAAGCCAATCTTTAAATACAAATTTAGAAAAAAGAAAACATTTCAATATTAACAAGCAGCTACAAATTAGTTTAGATAATAAATTTGGAAATAACGCTTCACAAAAAAATATAACAGATAGAATAAGTGTAATAGCCCAAAGATTAAAAAGAAGAACTAATTCTCCAAACTTATTAAGCTTTACTGATATTCTGTCAACAAATTCAACGCAAAGATTAAATCAATCAGATGTCATTAAAGTTACGTCAGACATAGCTACATATGAAAGTGAAAGGCAAAGTTTAATAAAGTCTTTGTCCAATGCTATAAGTAATTTAAAGCAAGGGAATGCGGCGAACAATAATCCAAAAATGGTACTTTACACTAACCTGCTGAAGGGAAATAATAAAGAAGAATTTCCTGAGTTGCTTGAAAGTATGATTGAAGATGAGAGTTATGATGATTATGGTCCCGGTTCTGGAAATCGATATATCATTTCTGGTGAAAAGTTAATATCATTTGAGTTAAGAGAGCGTCCTCCTGATAGAACGATTGTGCAAGTCAATGGAAAGCTCGGGAAGGCTTTAGTTAGGGAGCCTTCGGGCTTAGAGATTGGTCAAGGCGGCAATGGTTTTTCTACGGCATTTGCCGTAGATTATGATATGTGGCGCTTATATGGTTTTAGACAGGCTGGCTCTATTAATGCTCCTTATTTCGAAAATCCATATACTCAATGTGCTCCGTATGCGGTTTATCAATTAAACATGGAAAGGGAAAAGATATTCACGGCATCTGCAACAGTTGTTGGGAATGAGTATATTCAACCGGGTGAGGTTTATTATATAGAAGATCGAGACTTATTGTTTTATACAGAAAGTATAAGTCACAGTTTTACTTATGGCAGTGAATTTAGGACCACTTTGACTTTAACTTATGGACATAACCCAGGGGAGTATATTCCTACAACTTTAGATATAATTGGCAAAGGTCTTTATACAAATCGAAATAAAGCTCATTTGGTTAGGCAGGATAGATTTCAGCCGGCAGATGATTCGCTTTCAGTTGGAGCGCTGCTTGTTGATAGTGTTGGGTTTCCAACGGGCGCAAGTGCCTTGAAGGCGCTAGTAACTGGTACTTTTGCAAAGCAGAATATAGATGTGTTAAAAAATATTGCGATTGCCCTTGCTGGATACACATCTTCAAGCACTACAGGTAGAAGGATGATATTGGAAATAAGACATTACAAGACTAATGATATCTCTCCAAGGGTCTCTATTTTAAATGCAGCTAATGCAGTTATAGGGTGGCTTACAAATCCATCTCAAGTGGCCCTTGATGATGGTAATGTTCTTTTGCCGGCAATCGATAAGCCGGAGTTTGTTGTGTCGAAAGATAGTCCAACTATAAGGCTTGTTAATTTGGATGAGGATGGTAAAGATGGAGACGTCACTCCTTCGCCATCTCAAAGGGCCTGGGATTTATTTACAGATTATTACTTAAACTACATAGGTGGTGCGGTTGATTCTTCAGAGGGGCCGGGGGCGCTTGGTAAGCCTGGGAAAGAGGCTTTTTTCAACGTTGTTCTTGATGTTTGGATTAGATTTGTAGAGCAGCCTCCGGGAATTATTCAGCCTTCTAGCAGTATAAGTGAAGATCAAAATAAGATTAATGAAAAATATGATAAATTGAAAAAGCAGTTTGTCAAATCACAAATTTCAGATATTCAGTCTTCGCTTCCCCAGAGTATTGATGACGTTGGTTCTAGTATCAGTTAGGGTAATTTATGGCATATGATGATATAGCTCAATTTGGGGCGCCAGAAGCGGCTTTACGTAAGGCTCAAATAACTGAATATTTTGATGATGGTAACGTAAGGATACGGCTATTAGATGTTACAACGGATCATCAAGAACAATCGTACACTGCCAAAATACCGTTAGCTTGGGCCGGGCCTGGTGAGTCTTCTCAGTTTATAGGGGGGTATCCGGCTGAAGGTAGTAATGTTTTGTGTCGCCAAAGTTTAGGCGAATGGCATATTGTAGCTTACTTGCCTACGGATGATGCATTTACTGATGTAGATGGCACTACTGGGCTAACCAAGATGTCTAGACTGGAGCCAGGCACTGCTTTAGTTCAGGCCGATGAGGAAAATGCTATACAGCTAGCTCCAAGCGGCGAGGCCGGCGACGGTGGTATTCGAATTGGAAAAGGGCCAACCAAAGATGTTTTGCACATTAATACAAAAGAGTTCGGAATAACAAATGGCAGTATAATTAGTGATAATTTTTCTACATCTTTATCATTTACGGATGCTGCTCGATCTATGGAAGGCCAAATTCATAGAGACAAGCACGATGTTATTGATAGAGAGCTTCTTTACTCGTTATTAGATACTCAATCATACGAGCGACAATTGGATTCTATTGGTATTGATCCTAAATTTGGAGTTTCGTGGCTTGGCGGTGCTAGCGAGAATACAAAAAATATTGGATTAATTGATCGCGTCAGAAATCCACCGCTTACAGAATCTAGAAAAGTTTTTTATGAGTGTAGTCAAGAATTCAATGTACGTTCAGATAGAGTAGAGTTTGAGGCGTACAAGGGGTCTAATACTCCTAAAATTATAGACAATAGAGAAAATATTCGAGCAGATACGTTAAGCCTAAGTTTAGAGAGGCCAAACAATTTAATAGAAAAAATATATGGCACTGTATCTGATTCAGCGGGAAATGTTCTAGATCTTAATCGAGATGTATTACCAGTGGGAGCCGCTGAGGGATTTGGGTTTAATGAAAGCTCAGATATACCAAATTCATTTGCAAAGATACGCTCTCAACTAAGAAAATCGTTAGCTTATCATTTTGAAATAAATTCTAGAAAAGGGTTTGAGCTTGATCCGTCTAAATCAAGCAGCTACCCAGAAGTTGAAGGTGATAAATATAAAATCGTTGATGCTCCAGATGTAAATTTAAAAAACAATTATGCCAGAAGTAGAAGCAGATTTTTCCTAGATATTGATAAAGAAGGGCAGTTTAAATTAAATGTTCCTGCATCGAGTGAAGTTGGAAATGTTGGATTGCTCACTCGGTATGAGAATTTTTCAAATGTAGAGGCTGCAAATGAGACGGATGGTAGCGTTAAGCCAAACTCTTTTGTTATTAGTGATGATTTTAAAGACATTTTAATTGAAAATTTTGCGAACTACAAAGCTGACGATAATGAATCTGGAGTCAAGTTAAAGTCTGGCGACAGTTCTCTTAAAGATTTTGTTAGTCCATTGGATCGATTTTCTGAAAAACGAATAAAACTAGGGACTGTTTATCATGACATTTCTAATACAATATCTGAATATCAGCCCGCTAAATCATATCGAGAGACTGCTCCAGAGTCTCCAGGAATTGATTTCAAAAAATTAGTTCCGTATGATGAAGATAGTGCTTTGAACTTTGATGCAAAAGAATTTGAATTCATTGTATCTAAAGAATTAACTGTATCTGGAGAGGAGGCCAATTCTGGTGGTCGCAGTGGCACTATTAATTTGGATGGTATGGTTAATATTAACGTTGGAGCAAATACTGTAGATCGTCAATCTGTTTGGTTTGATTATGCGGGTGGGATTGTCGGAAACGTTGGTAGAGATAAGCAGGGAGTTAGTTACGCAGCTTCTTTTGATGGAGATGTCTTGCTTCAGGTTGGGGGCGTTGGATTAGATTCTTCTAGCGATAGTCGTTTTTCATTAGAAAATTCTGCTTTTAGGAATGGTGCATTTGAAATAAGAGTTTTGAACAATGCAGGTGTAATGTCTATATTAAGAATTTATTCAGGAGGTATAGATATAGTTACGCCTGGTCAAATGAGATTTTCTAGTGGTGGAAATATGGTATTCCACTCTGAGTCTGATATATTATTAGATGCACCTATCGTTCGCGTTTACAAGGAGACTGATAGTTCTACGACTAGACCGATATTAAGAAATACAACTCCAATTACGTAATAAGTAATTGTTTTAGCAAATTAAGATCATGCCCTGTCAGCCTTCAGATTTAACTCTTAACCCTCCTAACTTTCCAGGCGTTTCTATTCCTGGCTTAGGGATAGCTACAGCTCCATTCAATATACCAATACCTGGTTTAGAGCTGCCAACTGAATTGTTGGAAAATTTATTTGAACTTATCGAGCAGGTTCAGGCTGTATTTCCTAGTGGAACTTTTAAAGCTACAATTGATACCAACTTTAAAAGTAAATACGATATTATATCTAGCATTCTTTCAGCCATTCAGCCATTCTTGTCGTTTTATAACTTTATAATGGCGGCGCTTAATTTATTTGGCTGTATCATTGAGGTGCTGTGTGCGATACCGAATCCTTTTGCAATAGCTGCGGCTTTGAAGCGATTGTTTATGGAGTGTCTGCCGCCGTTTTTAGCTATTTTCCCGTGGTTGGCATTAATACAAATGCTAATAGCTTTGCTTCTTTTGATTATAGCTATAGTTACTTACATTATTGAAGTTATTTTAAAGCTGCTTGCGGATATGCTTAAAGAGCTTATAGATCTTGCTAAAGCGGTGCAATATGAGAATGCTGATGCATCTTTAGCAGTTGCAAATAAATTAGCATCTTTGTTTTGTTTGATTCAGAATTTTTTGGCAATTTTGATTGCAATTCAGGCGATTTTTGCGGTGATTGAATCATTAGCTGCTTTTGCTGGCGCAGCGATTTGTGATGATAGTGACGGAAATAGTCCCTGCTGTAATTCAGAGAATTGTCCTGATTTCATCAAGGACAATCCAAGTGGAATTAGTGCGGATAGTGGTGAACTTATTTATTATAGTGAAGTTGCGGCTGATCAGTCATCTTTTCCACCGCCTCTTAATACTCTTGGATTAAATCTTGCCCCTTTGAGAGTCGAGAGGTGGCAGCTTGTTGATCCTGTTGTTCAGCCGTACCCGTTTAGAGACATTATCACCCCGGCTAATATTTTCGGTAAAATATTCTATCCAGAGCTATCATTTGAAGCTGACACGCCTCTCAATAAAGCGCCTTATCTAGTTGATATTCGATTACAGTTAAATCCGGCTATTTTTAACCCTCTGGACTTTGGTGGTACTAGGTTTATGAGGGTTAACGATTGTATTGTTGTTAGAAAGCCATACATTGGAGTTCTTGATAAAGATAACAATTTAGATCCGGTTCCTGATACTGGCACCTTGAACATTGAAGGTGGGCTTGTGTTTGAAGACGATAATACAACTCCTTACATTGTAAATGGCTCCCAGGCAACATTAAATGATTTTATTCATCAAAACCCGATAAATACTTCATCGCCACCTCCTTATCCTGATGGTTATCAAATCTCAAGCGTTGAGTATGTGTTAAAGCCAAATCACGGTGCTCTTGTTGAGTATAATTTAATTACAGTTGGCTGTATTCCTGAGGTTAGTGCGGAAAAGGCTGTGACTAACGCTGTGATAATAGCTGAAGGAATTGATCCTATAGATCAAAGATTAGACCCAACGCCTGATGGTGTCTTTTGCCCATCATCTGGATTTTTGCCAAATATAAATTGTGCATTAGAATGTATTACAGATGCTTTAGAAAAATTTCAAGGAGATGTATCTGAGACAGGTACCGCTGAGTTTCAAGCTAAATTCGAATTGTGTGCGGGGGATCTTTTAGATCAGACTAAAGCTGCTTATTGTGGGGCTGTACAAAAGGGCGTAAGTCAGTTTAAAAGCACAGTTGCACTTGACACTGATGTTCAATTTACAACTAGAGAAATAAAAGTCACAGTTGTATTAAATGGCCCTACAGAAGCTTCAGTCTCAGAGAACGTGCTTGAATCTTGCGCAAGTGAGGTCGCAAAAAAATTAAAGGGAGAAGTCACATTGGGCGATATATCAGACTTTGAGTATGATGGCTATACCTCATACAATGCGTCTATATCGAGCGTTAACCCTGGTAGCGGTGTTCTGAGCGTGCTTTATGATAACAAAGTTTTGAGTGAAGTTATAATTGGTGATGACGATAATCCCGCTGTAATCAATGAGCTTTCTTTAGCTTATAACTTTGTTGATGATTTGGGCGTACCTGCGCCGCGTCGCGATGCAACTGATGTAGCCAATGATGGGAGCTAATTTTGGCACGTAAACCAAAAAGAATATTTTCAGAGGAAAATCTTCAAAAAATTGAGAGCGATATTAGCGCTTTAGCCAGAAGATTTATTACTCCTATTGATAATATACGAAGCCTTAAGAGGCGGAGTGATTCTGAGGTAAAAGGTGAAAGTCAGGTAAATACTTCTAGTTTTACAGAAAGTCGTTGTCATGCGTTCTATAGAATGTTGGGTTTTCCTGTTGTAGATGCAAAAGGCAGTTCTTTTTACAACACGGGCTTTAAGCTCCCTATTGAAGACAAAATAAAAACTACTAATGAAAGCTTTAAGGGCTCTCCCGCTGGAAATTTATCATCTCTACGAGAACAAAGGGCTAGTGAGATTGATACTTTTTATCGCGGTAGATCTTTTAATGCAGCCATCTATACTTATTTATTTTGCAAGTCACCGTTTGTTCAATTTGCTTCATTTGATACTTCGTTAGGCCCGCTTGATTTTGATAAGCAAGATTTTAAAGATGTTAAAAGAAAAGAATATTTAGAAGAATTTTTTGAAATAAACCCTCAAACAAAAGTAAGTAATTATAAGCCAGAGCAAGTAACTTTACTCGCTGCTAACTTAAATCAAAACGTTGTAAGCGGCAACCATCTTTTAAGGCCTCTTGTTGTAGATCCTTTCATTGCAGATAACGTGGAGCCCGCCGAACTGCGTGTATGTATACCATTTTTATCTACAAAGCAGCTAACAAAGATCTCAAACAGTCCTGATAAGTTTTGTTTACGTCCTGGTATTGAATTTATATTGCGGGAACGCTTGCAATCAGTATCTGAAAATCCATTCTTTTATAGAAACGCTATAGCTATCATACAAAATGACTCAAGGGAGGCGCCTGTAAACTCAGAAGATATAAATTTATTTAAAGACACAATAAGGGCTTTAAGTGAAGGAAATGATTTAGAAAATCAAGATAAGTTCTTTTTAGAAAATATTACTAGTCTTGAGTTTAGATACTTAGCGAGCTTAATAAAACTTTTAAAGGTAGTGATAAAAAAACTAGTAGAAGCACAACAGGATGTGGAAAAGTCAATTGACAAAATTAGTTGGGTGCCTCAGCCGGCAGCAAATGGACCGCAGTTTGGGTCAAGGCAGGGTTGCACGTTATGGACTCAGAACTTAACTAGAACAAATGAGATTGCTCGTAGAATTTTAAATTTAAAATTAAATTTAAATTTAGCAGAAGCAACAGTTAATGATTATAATGATTTAGGTGATTTTGCCATACCAGGGTTGAAGTCATCTTTTGCAAATGGCGAGTCAGTTAAAAAAATAACCAAAGATCTCAAAAAAGAAGAGAGGGATCAGCAAAAATTCGCCATACGTGGTCACAATGCCATGGCTAATATAGAGCTAATAACTGGCGAGACTTCGGGACTGGGTTTGGTTGATATTTTTTGTATTTATTTTGCATTATGGTCAGTGGATATACGGTTCCTAATTGGGCTTTTAGATGATTCTTCTTTACAAAGATTAATTTCAAACAATCCTCTTCTTGTAAATAATGAAGTTGAAGCGCAAAAGCAAGGCTCACGACCCTCTGTGCGGGAGTGTTTGTCTGAAATTGAAAAAAGCTTATCACTTGCCCTGTCCTTTACGGAAACACTGTATAAACGGGAAGGCATTAAATATCAGCCTGTTGCGACCGTCAATTCTTAATTAGTAGCGATCTTTATACGCTTAATTATGTATAAATAAAACAACTAATTAAGCTTAAAAGGTAAAAATGTCATTTGATTTTAAAGTGGAGCAAGGTGATATTGTAATTGAGAATGGAGATATAAAAAAAGCCGAAGATAAGGATAAGTTGATTCAAGATATTTTGAAGCTGATTACTACGGCAAGTGGCAGTAATCAATTTCATCCCTGGTATGGCTCTCCAATTTCCAGATCTTTGGTGGGAAGTTCTCTTGATATAGATTTCTTGACTACAATAGCTTCTTCACAATTAAGAAACTCACTAGAGACCTTAAAGCAGTTGCAGGAGGCTCAGTCTCAGACACAATTGACGTCCGCAGAGGAGCTTTTAGCCGCTGTTAAAGACGTTATCATTACTAGAAATCAAACAGACCCTCGTTTTTTCCAAGTGATAATAAAGGTATTAACCAGATCTTTCACGCCTGTGACAACGGGATTTAATATGAAGAACATTTGATTGGTTATTCTGTTCTATATATATTTATTTATATAGGTGGCGGGCAGGTAAGTATAAACTTTATTAATAAAGGTATTGCAGGTTAGATTATGGTCAGAACGAGAAGTACAAATGATATTATTTTGAGTTTGATTGATTTTATTCGTACAGCTCAGCCCTTATTAGACACAAAGCCTGGTACTGTAGTTCGTGATGTTGTAATTGATGGGCCATCTGCTCAATTGTCCCGCTTGTATGACGAAATTGCTAATGTTTCGTCCTTGCAGTCATTGCGATTGGCTGTAGGCTCTGATTTAGATAAACTTGCTCAGAATTTTGGCGCTACTAGGCAAAATGGAAATCAAGCTGGCGGCATTGCTATTATGACATTCTCAAATTTGAGTACTTCTATAGCAGTATCTCAGGGAGACATTGTAACTGCGAAAAATGGTTCAAGTTTTTCAGTTGTAAACGGAATTGTTGTTACTCCTACTTTTGAAAGTCAATACAGAGCGATAGCTTCTAAATACAGAGCTGATTTAGATTTTATAGGATCAACAGATGAGCTTGCTGTTGAAGTTGTAGTTCAGGCGGTATCTGCGGGTCAGCAGGGTAATATTTCAACTTATTCACTTAATAATACAAATATATCTGGAATTAACTTTGTAACAAACTCATCTCCTTTTAGCGGCGGCGCTGATGTAGAAGATGATGCAACCTTTAGGAATAGAGTTTTAGGTATATTTAGCGGCGCCAATACAGGCACTTCTCTGGGTTATCAAAACGCTGTCTTAGGAGATCCTTCTGTCATTGATGCTCTTGTAATTGGCCCTGGTAATCCCTTAATGACCAGGGATGGAACTCAAGTTTTTGTAGCGGAAGATGGTCAACGAACAATTATATCAGATGGCACTGGCGGTAAAGTTGACATCTATGTTTTCGGCACACGCTTGCAAGAAGTGACTGATAGTTATATTTATAATGATCAAAGTAATACCGGCGATCCAACAAACAGCGAAAATGATTTTGTATTAGGTCAAGTCCCTGGTGATGAAGATAAAACTGTAACCAGAAAGCGTATTGATAATCTTTCTACTGGAATTTTACCTAGCCAGCCGGTGAATAATGTTATTCAAGTAAGTGGCTCTATAAGTGGCTCTAATTTTGTAGAAAAATCCGTTGATGAGTTGGGTCGTGTAAGCGGAAATTATGAAATTATATTTGATCAAGGCGCTTATGCAGGAAGCCCTTGGGGTTTTGATAAGTTGCATTGGATTTCTGATCGTATCTCTGGGTTTACTGAAGATAAGACCAAAGGTATTTTTAATGGACAAGATCCTTTGGCTTTTTCTGATGTTTTAGAAGTAAGTAGTGCAGTACAAAATATTTCAGTTTCAAATGAAAATAGTAGAGTAATTGCTTCAGATCGATCCCGAATACAATTATCACATTTCCCAATTAAAAACGTAACCCGTGTATTTAATTTAACAACAGGTGAAAGATACATAGTAGCAAATCAAAATCCTGATGGTTCAGGTTCAGTAAATAACACTGGAGTAATTCAAATTAGAGGAAATACTTTGCCAGCTGTAAGTGATACTCTTCAGGTTGATTATACATGGATCTATAGCTATGATCCTTATTTTGATTTTGACAATATTGTATTTAGCAATAACGCAAGAGCAGTGCAAGATAGTGTAGATTGGGACATGTCTAACTTAGTTAGGCGTGAAGTAGCTACATTAATTTCTTCGGGTTCTTTTTTAACAGCTACAGTCACTCATAATGTTAGCTCAGTTATTTCTGTAAACGTTTTTACAGAGGAAGTTGTAGATGTAACCTTGATAAATGGCGAGTTGGCTTTGGTTGTTTCAGAGCCGGTTTCTAATGTTGTTAGTGTCACAAAAAGTGAAAATGGCGGTCACCTGTGGAATACGACTGCAAATGATGGGACATTTAGTGGTTCTGTAATATTTTTACCAAGTGATACGATTGCTAGCTTAGGCGATCAGGTTTCGGTTGTCTATAATGCTATAGATGTATTTAATGGCGATGTAGAGGGTAGCTTTGATGCCAATTTAATTAGCATCACTCCATCTGCTAGTGCGGTTGCCGGGCGCTTGGTTGAATGCACTTATATTGCGGATGTTAATACAGTTTTGCCTGGTACGGCCCTATCAGATTTGCCAGCAATCCGTTCTCAAAATGAATTTGATACTGAAACTGCCGTTGGCGTTGGAACTCAACCCTCTACAAATTTATTTTTGTTAGGAGGTGGGATTTATAAAAATCTAAGACAAGGTCCAACAAATTTAAGCATGACAATTTCTGGAGCTATTTCGCCTGGCGTGATAACTGCAAGTGGTACGACAATACAAGCTGTTTTTGACGTTGTTTTTACTACTGCATTTTCCGGTCTAAAGCAGAATTTATCTAGTGCGATTAAATCGTTTTTGGGATTAAGCTCTGTCGAGCAAGTGCCTTCAAATGTAAAAGTTGCAAGACTTGTTAAGATGGAGCGGGTAGAAGCAAGCTCTGACTTGCAAGTGTTAGAAGTTCTAAATGAATATGATATAAAGAATTATTCTTTGAATGATAATAGTCTTGTTTTAGATGAGTCTATTGCAGATACATCATTAAGTGTCACTGAGGTTGAGCTGCCTTCTACGCCCAATAATTTAGAAAATGCGCCTGTGGCTGGTAATGCCTTAAGGGCTAGATTTTATATCACTACATCAATTGATAGTGAAAATGTGTATTTTAGCAAGGGTGGCACCTTAATAACAAATAAAAAGTTTGTCACTGTTGATACAATAGCTATTTCGAGCGGATTTACTAGTACTTCTTCTAGTTCAGCATCTTTAGTTGTTAGAAATTTCAATCAGCCTAATGCAAGATCGCGATATACAGCTATTTATGATTATCTTGCACCAAAGGCAAATGAAAGAATATCAATTAGATATAATAGTGATAGACTGATAACAGACTCAACATTGACGGTTGAAAGTGTACGGCCGGTAACTGCTGATGTGCTCGTCAAGGCGGCTACACCGTTGCCGGTTGACGTAACTATGAATGTTGTTGTTACAGAGGCATTTGTTAACTCAACTGCGATTGTTCAGCAGAATGTAAGCGATGCTATTATATCAACGTTAAATGCACAAGAGCTTGGCACAATAATAGATTCCTCGGATCTTATTAATGCAGCATACACGGTAAATGGTGTCGATAGAGTTAGAGTTATATATTTTAATAGAGCAAATCAAGAAGGATCTGTCTTGAGCATAGAGGCTCAGGAAAATGAGTATATAATTTCAAATGATGTTGTAGTTAATATTGAGACAAGGTAATGGCCAACTTAAGACTTAAAGATTTAGCGGCAGTAAATAGCATTACAATTAAAGCTATTTTTACGGACTTTTTAGATCCGCTTATTAATACATCTAATGTTGAAATTGTTGCAAATACACCAGGACTAATAAGCCCTGCTGTTAAAAAGGTTGAAGTAGTAAGAAATGGTTTAAGAATACTAACCGAACCATTGGTGCCAGGTGGTGTGTATTTTATTACCTTTAAATCGTCTGATTCAATACAATTTAAGTCAAAAAATGGACAAAGCCTTTTATTAGAAGATGGGCGCACCAATGTTGTTTCTTTATTGGGTCCAGAGATTGAAGAAGATGAAATTAGAAGAAATTTAAAGCAATTACTTAGCGGTAATATTTATAATTTGGATCCAGGGACAATTGTTAACGATATTGTTAACTCGCAGGTATTCACATTATCAAGAGCGTTACATGACATAGGCCAGCTTAAGAATGATAATTATTTAAGCTATATTGTAGCCAATGAGGGAAAAGTTCGTGGTGTTGGCCCTTACGACCGGTTAAATGAAGAAGGGGCTTATGAAATTATACGAGTTGGAAAGTCACTGAGTGGCAAGAAGACATCAATAAGCTTTGACTATTCAAGCTTTCCAAGGCTCCCGATAACATTATTAAGATCTGATGTTTTTAATGAAGCTTTAGAGGCCGGCGCGGGCTCTGGAACTTTTAATAATTTTATCCTGACGGCAAAAAATAATTTTGTTAGCAAGTTAAATAAAGTATTAATTAAATATGCATCTGGCGGTACATATGAATATATTATCCCAGTTTATGGTTATCAAATAAAAGATTCTAGATATGATGAGAACTTCGCATCACCACTATTAACTCTAGAGAATAATCAATTTAAATTAAATTCTACTGTGCTGGATGATGGTTTTGTTGTGCCGGGTCCTGCTGATGAAGTTGTTATTGATTATGAGTATAAGTCTCGTGGAAGATATGTTTTAGAGGATACTATAACTGTATCAGAAGTTGTCGAAGTAACCAGAGAGGCCGTGCCTCCTGTTCTTACGGAATTCACATTAGATAATTCTCCAATTGTAGATAGTAGTGACATCATCCCAATAGATCAGTTAAATGGAGTTACGTTTTTAGACCCCAATTCCAACCCTCCTTTCAGCGCAACTCACCCTGCATTTTTAAAAGAAATTCCCTTTAGGCTGGAAGGACTTCCTTCATTTACAGGTGAGTATTCTATTGACTATAACACAGGCAGGGTTTTTGTGTTTGGGGCTACTACAAATGATGGTACGGGCAATTATCCGCCGTTAGCTTCTTATAGATATAGAAGAATTTATAGCAATCGTTTAGACTATACATATGATCCGTCAACCTCTGAGTTAGTAGCAAATCCCTTGCGAAGCTTGATTGGTCAAAATGCTAAATTATCATTTGAATATGAGTCAAATTTAGTCCCGGATATTGACTACAGAGCGCAGATTCATGAGGAAATTTTAGATGAAAGAATTGAAAATAGAATACTTTCATCCAACTCTTTAGCAGTAAAAAACACGCCGATTACAAATGTCTTCAGAATTTATAATGAAACGAGTGGAGAGATTTACAATGTTACACGGTTTAATGACAATCGTGTTTACTTCTCCTCAATAAATACCCCCAGGATTGAGTCTGTAGTGCAAGAAAGAGCTTCATTCGCTGAGGTCTTAAACGAATTAGTCTTGGTTAATAATGAGTTCTCTAACATTCTGGGCATAAGAATTTTAAAAATTCTATTAGAAAACAATAGGATTATAGGTGCGTCAGAAGACGTAATAGGCGCTAGCTTTAATAGCAGTGTGACGTTTAGCAGGGGTGATTTATTTGAAACTGAGCTTTATTATGACTCAGATTTCCTTACTGAGAGCGAAAATACTGACCGCCTGACAGTTGGACAGTATCAAGTTGATTATCAAAATGGTGTAGTTTATCTTGCAGTTCTCCCTGCTCAAGATTTAAATTTGGGCACAGTTAACTACCGTAAGCCTGCGATAAAAACAGCCAATGCTCACATTACAAGCGTATCTGATATTTATTATAATATTAATTTTGCAACGCCGCCTAATTTTCATATAAATTATAATTCATTTACAGACAATGAAGTATTTCCTATAGATTTTGATATCGCAGCAGAAAGATTTTTTAATGGAGATGTTACATCTCCTTATGTGGTGTCATCGGACACGATTACCGTTACAGACGATGTTAAAAATGTAAGAAACATTGTAGATGTTTTTGATCTCAATAATAATATTACACCCACTAACTTTGCTGGTAATGCCAGTGTGTCTGATAATATTATTACCCTTGATCCATTGTCTGTAAAAAAATCAGAATCAAGCGTTGTTGAGCCCGGTCTTGTGGTAAAGGCTACGTTTTTATCGCCTGGAATCGAAATTTCAAACGTCGAAAGTGTTGTAAGAGACTCTGACAATGTAGAGTTATTTGTAGCTGGGAGTACATTTGCCGGTTATGACATAACTCTTAGCGGCGGCTCAGGGGCCGTTGTTGGGGATTCAGTTACCATAACTTATAATTTAAGACTAAACGGCGCAGCAACGCCTGTGGTTGATTACAACCGTGGCGATTACTTTATTGATTACAATTATCTTGCAGATGAAATTTTAGTTAGCTATGAGTATGGAGATAATAAATTAGATTTCACACAAACTACTGCGTTGAATGAAGGTGATACGTATTTTGTTTCGTATAAAGTAGGTGCTCTTCGTGATTCATTGTTGCAAAACTTTGGAACGTTGGTTAATCTTCCAGTTTTAAATTCTTTTGATACAACTTTACCAAGAGAGCGTTATCGTGATGCTTTGACTGGCGCGCTTCAGTCATTTACAAAAGGCCCGACAATACCCGCTATTAAATCGTTGGTTTCTAGCATTACGCATATAGATCCTGAAATAGAAGAGGCGGCATTTATTCATTGGGCGCTAGGGGTTAGTTATCTAGATCCAGACGAGATAAGTACCACTGGAGATCTTCAGTTATTATCTGGAAAATTCGACACTGGAGTTTTACTAGAAAAAGAAGGTGAGACGGTAACGTTTCCTGTCACTAGCAACCTAAGGCTTGAAGAAGGCGCTCTAGAGACCTGGGTAATACCTGATTGGAACGGATTAGACAACGATGCTTCTTTAACATTTCAGATATTTAAAAATGGATTTGTTTTAGATTCTTCTAGAATATTTATTGGCGCTGATAGTCATAATCCTACTTATGATTCTGACAATAAGTTTATTTTAAATAGAAAAGATAAGGAAAGTCCTATAGGCTTGCCTTCGGCAATTTTTACTGAGACTGGTTGTTTTATTTTTTACAACGATGATGAAAGCAAATGGAAAGTCATCGTAAAAGATTCAGTTGATGGCTATGGTGGTAGCATCTATCAGGGAACCGTCAAATCCTCTGGAGAGGTCTATGATGTTAAGTTTATCAGCGGACTTGGTGAAATAACGGATGTTTTAAGAAGCGGTACGGATAGCATTGAGTTTACTTTTAAACTTGATGGTTACGATGGTTATGACGGTTATTTTTCGTTCGACGGCATAGATTTTATGGCCGACAATGAGCATTATATATTCGATTTTGGCAAGGAAAAAGATATTGATAGATTTTCATTGTATAAAGATGGGCGTGGTTATTTAAACTTTAGAGTTTATGATAAGGGCGGTCCTACTAAAAATAGAAAAAATGTATATAAAATAAGCGCAGACATTCAAGACTGGAAGGCGGGAGAGAAACATCATATTGCAACTACCTGGAAGCTTAATACATTGGAGCGCCAGGATGAGATGCATTTATTTATAGATGGGCAAGAAGTTCCTAATATAATGAGATATGGCGGTAGGCCTATAGGTGCCTCTAGTGATAGATTTAGAACCGTAAAGCCCGAACTGCTTCTAACCCCCGTGCCCGCCAATGCTATAACTGGAGCTGATTTAAATACTGTTGTTGGTTCAGATATTGTAATATCCGATGGAATTAATTTTGGCGCTCAGGGTATAGTTCCGGGAAATACAATAAGCATAAAAGAACCAGGATTTTTTACATATACAATATTGGCTATTAGTGACAATGTTCTTACATTGGACAGCCCTATGCCCTCTAGCCTAGAGGATGCTAGATTTTCAGTAAATGAATTTTCCTCAGTTGTTTCAACTGATATTGATCTTTATAAGAATATTATTGTGACAAAAATTAGCGGTGGCATTGAGACAGAGCTTCCTGGACCTGATGCGGTGTTGCCGGCATATGAAATCAGCAAGAACGCTTTGTTGCAAAATGTTTTAACAATTCTTGGTGATGTTAGTGCTGGAGATCAAATCGCAATACGCACGCTGGGTCTTAATTTCAGGAGAGCCCGCGATAAGTCATACATTTGGGGTAACACTACAAGCATTTTTAAAACACAATTACCTCCACCTATAAATTTAAATGAAACAAAAATAATATCAATATTATTTCCATTAGAAGCTATAGGCCCTTCAAATGCAACTTTAGTTTTGGGTCGTTATGTTGCAACTGGGCTCACTGCAAGTCAGCCTTCCAACAGTATTGAGGGCAGAATTTTAGCAGTAAGAATAACGGGTAGTAATGTTGACTTCACGAATCCTCCTACAGTCACAATTAACGGAACAACGGCCGGTGGCCCTGTTTTTGAAACGTTGACTTTCACATCGCCAACCACGTTAGATACTGTAAATAAATTTTTAACAATATCTTCGATTGATGTCGAGTCAACTCCGATTGTCCCATCTAGGGATACAATCTCTGTAGAGGTAAGAGAGGCATTTTCAATAACAGAGCCAAATGGCAATTCCTTATTTCCTATAATTAGGTTTGCGTATAAGGTGCAGGCTGGCAGTAATTTGTTTGGCGATGGTTTGACGGATATTGTAACTGACAATCAGGGCTATTTCACAGATTCGATGGTCGGAAATGCTCTCGTTATTAACTCACCGCCAGCGGCAGCTGGTACTTATACAATTTCTAGCCGGATAGATACCAATAGCGTAAGGCTTTCTCCGGCTCCTCCGGTTGCTTTTTCAGGTGGCTCTTATGATATTTTTAATATCAGTATTGGGAGAAGCGGCTTTCAAAACGGATTCTTTGTGCTTGAAGAGGCTGGATCTGTAAATACGCCATGGACTTTAAATCAAGGTTTGTTTGAGTTTGATTTTCAAACTTATTTACAGGTGGACTTCAATCCGCTTTCAAATGAAAAAGCTTTTGTTGGGTCAGACCTTTATGGGAGAAATCAGGCAAATGCTGTTATTGATGAGTTTAGAATACTATCAAAGGCGCTGACAGATATTCGTGTAGGCGAGCCGGTAGAAGATAATGTAGATTACATTACAACTGATTTTACCAGCTTAAGGCCCTTTGAGCCAAATAGTGATACATTAATGTTGCTTCATTTTGATTCATTGCCGCTTGTAAATGATTCAGATTTTTGGATTACAGCAGATAAAACATTTTTACAGTCAAGCTCAAGTGTAAACTCTAGATTTGAAAAAAGCTTGGTTGTTGGAAAAGATCCTTTAATTGTTGATAATAAAGGGTTTTTGTCAACAGCTTCAGAGGGAAGTATAGAATTTTGGGTAAGTCCAAAGTTTGATACAGCAAATGATCCAAATAGAAGGTTTTATTTTGATGCAAGCAGCTCAGTGATAGAGGAGTCAGTTAGTCTAACATCAGCTTCTGTGAAATTGTCCGGCCGTGCTTCGAGAATATTAAGCGTTAGATTACAAACAGATACAGATAATACTGGCGTGAATTACTTTGTAGGCGGAGAGCTTGCGAGTGATTTTCAAACAATAAATTTAGGGCAAGCGTTACCTTTTCAAAATACACCTGTCAAAGTTTATTATGTACCAAGCGGTGTGGTTGGAGACCGAATCTCTATCTACAAAGATGAGGCTGGGTTCATAACCTTTAATGTTCGCATTAATGATATTGATTATCAAGTAAGGCAGCCAGTTTTTTGGTCGCGTAATACGTGGCACAGAATTATGGCTACATATAAGTTTAATCGAAAAGACAACTTAGATGAAATTAGATTGTTTGTAGATGGAGAAGAAAAAGGAACTGTACTCTTCGGGAGTGGTCTTTTATTTGGACAAGGGGCCGTTTTTGGTCAAGGTCTTGCGGGTGTAGATAACTCTATTCTAACTGCCGATTTAAATTTTAAAGATGTTATAAATGAGTTTTTCGTTGGATCTGATATCTTTTCAGCAAATTTGGCTCAGGCGAGATTTGATAATTTAAGATTGAGCAATATATCAAGAAACACTTTTACGGTAGCTGGTCAGCCTAAAGATATTAACTTCAGTAGTAACAGATCAATTGTATATCCTGTCATAGAGGATGTGTTTACTACATATTTATTAAACTTTAATACCTTAATATCTAAAACTGATGATATAGCTATATTGATAAATGAAAATTTCGGTATATTTAACTTTACCATAAAAATCTTAGATTCTTTTGGTATAGTTTTGGGTAATGATAAAACAAAACAAGTACTTGAAACCCTTATTGAGTCGTTGAAGCCCGCTCAATCCAAGGCTACGCTTGATTATATAGAATAAGTTTTATGACTAAAAGAATTGATGTAAGTGCATTGCAGAATCGTTGGTTTGACGCTCAGCGCGTTGATCAAACTGATATGGAAGTTGAGCAAGATGCAAATAATCAGCTCGATGCAGCTATCGTCAATAATCATTTTGGCTCAGGAATACTGCCTTCAACTGCTGAGCAGCCGGTTTTATTTGACTCAGATAAACCTGACGCCACTGCCGCAGCGCTTCTTGCTGCTGGTGATTTTGATGGCTATGGAATTCAGCCTACAAGCCAGCCTAGTGATGTAAATCAGGGAAATCAGTTAGAAATAAAGCTAACAGGTGCTGACGTATTTGGACGTTATAGTGTAAAAGTTGCTGTAATAGGCCTTTCATTTGATGGTCAGCTTCAAATGGATCGTTTTTATTTTTATAAAAATGAATCACAAGTAACGTCCAAGCATTATGCAAAAATTCTGGCTTTATTTTTTAATGATTTTAAAGGTAACAATAATTGTTCTAGAAATTTAGGTGGACAAATTGTTGTCAAGGAAGCGTCATCTTTTCAATTATCTAAAGATTCAAAGATGGTTGCTCAAGATTTCGAGCCTGATATTTTTTGGCGAGATTGGAAGCTGCCAAGTACGAGTTTATCATTATTTCAAGTTATTCAAGATGGGATAGGCCTCACTTACAATGCTGATGATTTAAATATTAATATTACTGGACTTCCTTCGCGTGAGCTTTTGCCAGGTGACGTGACAACTCAGGTCGGTCAGAAGTTCCAAGCCACGACCGATAATTTACAAAAAATAACTTTATTATTGGGCGTTAGAAGAGATGATGGCTATAGCACACCAATAGAGGATATTTTCGATTGGACTGGTGATTTAATAGTCAGTATTTATTCTCTTCAGACAAATGTAAAATGCCCCACTGATCTTGTTCCAGAGTTAGCTATTGACTTTGATCCTAATCAAAGGCCATTACAGCAATTAAGTATTTCTCAAAGTACTTTGAAAGATCTTGGTTATGTTCTTACAGATGTCTTGCAGCCTATTGATTTTGTTTTTAATTCAACAAATTTAGCAAGTCCTAGTTCATCTGCAATATCTGTTGATAACTACTATGCAGTTACATTGCAAAGAGCAGGTGCGGCAAATTCTGGTACTGTATTTATTGGAACTGGAAACAATCGATTAGATAGATCAAGGCTCACTGTATTTAGCGGTGTTTGGACTGATGTTCCAGAAAATGACTTGTGGTTTCAAGTTTGGACGGATGCAGCTAAAATTGCGGATGGACAAGGTTATGATCTTGGGCGCGGTGTAATTATCCCAAAAACCATCACAGATCCGAGTACTGGCGCTACAATTGATAATCAAGAAAAAAATAAATCTTTTGTAGATACTGGCGAGGATATCCTGAATGTAGGATTAATTCAGGCTGTAGAAAAAGAAAGCGTTGTCGTTCAAAATGAACGAACTGGAAATGATGTATTCTCTAGAAAGCAATTTGTTCCATCGTTTTCTTTTATTAAAGAGTCGGAGCTAGAAGATTTAAAAAAGACAACTGAGCCTTTTCTAATAGGTTGCGCCCAGGATACGAATCCTAAGCAAAACCCTCAATTGGATAAATTTCAAAGTTATCCCGGACTGGCTAAAGATGATACTTTTTGTATTATAAATCCAGATGCAGATTTATTGTCTTTGAATTTACTCGGCAGCAAGATAGTTCCAAATGTAGATTGTTGCTTAGAAGATTTTAGAATATTCAGAACCACTCTTTGTATCGATGGTTATGGAGATGTTAATGGCGATGGATACATTACTAAAGATGATATTGCTTTAGCTTCATCGCTAGTTGGAGAGAGTTTGTTTTATAACTCAACTCAACAGAAAATTGTTGATGGATACTTTACTACTTTTGAGTTGCTTCGTGCTGATGTAGATGGTGATGGCTATATAACTGCTACAGATGTTGAGTTAATTACAAATTATGTAAATAAAAAAATAAATGCATTTCCAGTAGGCAGCTCTTTTACCCATCTTTGTTTGCAGGTCCAGCAAAGCGTTGGAAGGTATGACGGTTATTTTGATTGTGATGGCTATGTGAGGTTGGATGGTTATACTGGCCAAAACATTGTCGATCCCTCTACGTTAAATCCATGGGAATTACTTTATGATGGCTATTTAGCCCCTCCAAAGATTGATTTGGATCCAGTTTTTGAACAAGTTCCATTTCCTGGTGTTTTTTATAGAATACTGCCGCAGCCTTATTGGCAGAGTCATTTGGTCGCAATCGATACTGATGCTAAATTGGTGCCTTGCACATTTACCACGGACGAGTCTGTAAATCAGTTAAGTTGTGAAGAAGAGACAACATCAATATGTAGAGATTACAATGAATTAGATTTAAGCTGTGATCCAGGTAGAAATGACTTCTTTGTTCCTGACAATTTGCTTATAGGAAAGGGTCAGATACTCAGGCCTGACGGAAGTTTCTTTAAGCATGATTTTGAGGTTGGCACAGTTGTTTTGCAATTACCGGCTATACCTTTTGAAGAAAAATCAATTAATGTTTTTCAAAAATTTGTGTTAGATCGAGGAGATGGCTTTACAGAGGCAGGTTACCCTGCGATGAGATACGCAGACTGTACTACTGTTAAGGCTGAAGATTTAGCTTTAAATAGAATAAGATTTAATACATCTCTACAAGCATTTGTTCCGAACCTAGATGGATATGTAGAAGATGGCTATGGTGATGGCTATGGTATTATAATTGATGATATCATTGGCGTGTATATGGATTATGGCTCTGGTATTCTTAGGCTAAGTATCAAGGATCTTGAAAATGACCCCATATATATGACACTAGTTTCTAAGATACAAATTATTGTTTATTTAAAGAAAGCTGGTTGGAATAACAATATTCTAGTCATTGAGCCGTCAGAGGTGCAAGGGCTGTTTAGCGGTTAGAAATTTAAATTAAATTTATCGAGATATTTTTCTTTCCTTAAAATATTAAGGGTCAAATAAGAGCGCGGCTGTTGCTATGCGCTCTTATTATTTTTATTAATATGATCTTTTTTGTTAGGCTGAGGTTTGAGAATAATATCGCAACAATTTCTTGGTAAGAACCACTCCTGGTCGGTCGTAGGGAGAAATCTTGCAAGGGCATTTATAAAGTTGGGTCATGATGTTCATCTTATGTCTACCAACGGTATTCAGCATTTTCCTGAAGATCTAAAGCCAAATTTACTTGGCTTTAGATCAAAAGGTGTTGATAAATATTTATTAAATAAATACAAAGAATACGACATGCAGTTTAGTTATACTGCGATGCATAATTTTCCTGCTTATTTATCTCACGGAGCCAAAAATAGATTTGGCATTTATAATTACGATGGCTCTGTAATACCTAAGGGTTGGGCGAAGTATCATAATTTCATAGATAAATTACTTCCATCATCAGAATATTCTAAAAATATTTTTTTAAACAACAATATCCCTAAAGGCAAGTTGGCTGTGATACATCATGGCATCAATAAAGATGACTTTGAGTTGCCAGATGATCAGTTTTACAAATTAAAAACAAATAAAAAAGTAAAAATTTTAAATGTATGCGGTCAGGCTCACAGAAGAAAGAATCTAGAAGGCATTTTGAATGCTTATAATAGAGCTTTTACAAAAAAAGATGATGTTTGCTTGGTCCTAAAGGTTGTGAATAAAAAACCCATGCAACCTTTTGAGTTGAGTTTTTCTGATCTTTTTAAAAGATGGAAAAGGAAAAATCCAAATCATGCAGATATTGAAGTTATTTATGATTATATCGATAATATAGAGTCTCTTTTTTTGACTTGTGATATTCATTTTTCGCTCTCTAACATAGAGTGCTTTCACATACCTAGCTTACAGGGTATGGCGGCTGGTAATGTTGTCATAGCTTCAAATAATGGTGGAAATTTAGATTTTATGAATGATCGCAATTCATTGCTAGTATCTGGAAAAGAAGGTAGGTGTCCAAAGAATTATCAATATTGGACGCCTAGTGTTTACGCAAAAATGTTTGTTCCAGATCTAGAAGACGCTTCCTCTAAGTTAAAATATGCTGTTGATAACCTTGACGCTTTAAAAGAAAAATTTAGCTCGGCTATGAGTGAGACGGTTGATAAATTTACTTGGGATAATGTGGCGAGTCAGATGTTATCCTTATGCGAGGTATAGTATGGATAAAAAATATAAGATAAGCATTGTTATTCCTGTTTGGAATAAGTTTAATTTTACGCAGGCTTGTTTGAAGGATTTAGCGTTGCTTCCTGATTATTGCGAGGTTGTAGTTGTGGACAACGGCAGTACAGACCAAACTCACAGAGAGCTTTCGGGGTACAATAATATATTGTATTTACGCAATGATCAGAATGAGGGTTTCGCCAAAGGTTGTAATAGAGGTTATCGTGAGTCCAGCGGAGAGTCTGTTTTATTTCTTAACAACGACATAAGGGTTAAGTCACGTCGAGATTCTTGGGTTGATGATCTGATTGACGCTATAGATAAAGAGAATGATGTATTGGTTGGTCCAACAGGGGGGCTAGTCTCTGAAACTTTTGATTTTGTATATGAAACAAATGATGAAAGTCGCCCTATTAATTATATGAGTGGCTGGTGTCTTGGTGCGTCTAAAAATACTTGGAATAAATTAGATTTGACAAAGGATGGCCAGGTATTTAGTGAAGAGTTTGGTATTGCTTTTTTTGAGGATACAGATTTAAGTTTTAGGGCATCTGAAATAGGTATTGGCTTTAGACTTGTGCCGATTCCCGTCATCCATTTTGGACACATAACTGCCCATCAGCTGGGTGTTAGCGAGCTATATCAAGGTGCGAAAAGAATTTTTACAGACAAGTGGTCTGGAAGAGTTTAATTGAGGGGTTTGAAAGATGAAGATTTTTGCACTTACATTAAATTGGAATGGCCTTGATATGCTTAAAAAGCTTAAGCCTGGGCTTGAGGCGAACTTAAGTAAATTTGATTGGAATTGGTGGATTCGTGATAACGGGAGCAAGGACGGCTCTCCTGATGAAATAAGCAAATGGAGCAAAGGCTCTTCTAAAATTCATTTATTGAAAAAAGATCACAATAGAGATAATTTTTCTGTCGGTGTAAATTCTTTATTTGATGAGTCTGGTGTAAGTGACGATGATTTAGTTTTATTATTAAATAATGATATCAGTTTTTGTGATGATGCTTCTATATCAAATATGATTGATTTAATGTCTAAAACAAATTCTGCAATCTGTGGTGCTAGAATTCTATTCCCTGACACAAACTTAATAAGCCATTGTGGTGTAGCTTTTTCCAGAAATCATGGAAATATGCCTTGGCACATCAAGTCACATGAAAGCACGGGCTCTTTTGATAGGAAAAATAGATATTTTCAAGCGGTCACAGCTGCGTGTTGTCTTGTAAAGGCTTCCAGTTATAAAAAGGCGGGGAAGTTAAATAAAAACTTACATTGGAGCTTTGAGGATATAGATCTAAATTTAGAAATTAGTATCAATCAAAAGGAAAAAGTTGTGTGCTGCGGTTCGACTAACATTGAGCACAAGACATCTGCATCGTTAAACAAAAACCCTGTAAATAAGATGTTTTTGTCTCATAATGTTAGATTTTTTCAGGAAAAATGGCTAGGGAAGTATGTGATTGATTATCATAAGTATTTAGAAAATCCCTGCTATAATGAAGTCAAGTCCTAAAATTAAATATTTGCCCTTTTCTCCGGGGATTCCGTGGGAAGTTAAGGGTGGGATTATAGCGCCAAAAATTGATTATGATCTATTGAGTGAAATAATTGATAAAAAGAAGATAACTATTATAGCTCATGGGGGCGCTTTAGAGTCTTTTTACTCACTGGCTATAATAGAGATGTTGAATTATAATTTTCCTAATTCATCCTTGCGTTGGTCCGGCGAAAATTGCTTTTTTGAACTAGTCAAATTGCAAGGTATTGTTTCAGATCAGGCAGACAGCTCTTTAAAAGACTTGGTGAAAAAATATCCTGCGCCTATTTTTCTAGATAAAAAAAGAAATGTTTATTTTAATTCTTTAAATAATTACCTAAAAGCAAAGTCTATAGCAAGCACTAGGAGTTTTAAAAACCCTATCTGTTTGATTAAACAAATAGTTAGCAATGGTCTTGTTGATTGGAGCAATAAGTTCATTCCAAAGTTTAGGAATCTTAATTTCAATTCATGTAAAGGCTTTGCCAGCTGGGCTAAGATAAATAAGTTTAGCCCGCAAAAGCCGTTCGTAGTGATTTTTCCAGATGTTACGGGCTATTCGATTCATAATAAGCAGTGCTTGAGGTGGAGCTTGAATCAATTGCGTTCGTTTGTGGCCTTTCTAAAGCAAGGAGGGGTGCAGGCTGTCATTATTTCTAATAAAAAATCAGCATATTTGTACAGTTCAGCGGTCGTTTGTCCCTTTAAATGGAGTTTTATTTTAATATTATTGAAAAAAGCTTCGGGGGTCCTTTCGAAGGAAATAGATTATTTATTAGTATCAAATGCTGTATCGAGTGGTAGATTAATATCTCTACCGCAAAAAACTTCTTTTAATTTAAATAAGAACAATACATTTTTAGGAAATAAAAATGTTATATACACTAGCAGAGATCTATCGCCTAATAAAATTGCAGATCTCTTTTTAAAAAAATAAAAGGTTGAAAAATATGAAAGACATTGCAACTGTAATGATGGTAACATTTAATCGTCTAGATTTGACAAAAAAAATGTTGGCTAATTTGTTTGAAACAACAAATCACCCATTTAATCTTGTTATAATTGATAATTTTTCTGAAAAAGATGATACAATAAAATATTTAAAAGAACTTATTGAAACTAAGCCTGGCTGTGACAGTCTGAATGAATTGGTAGTTCATTTTAATAATGAAAATAAAGGAATTGCCATTGCTAGAAACCAAGCGCTAAGTTTGGCTAATGATTTAGACACAACTTGGTATGCTACAATTGATAATGATGTCCTTGTTCCCAATAATTGGCTTACTGACTGCATTGAAATTGTAAAAAATAACCCTCAATATGGATCCATTGGGGTTAATTTTGAGCATGTTGACTATACCTTAGTGAGTAAAAACGGGTTTGAGTTTCAGGACAAACCTCAGGGTAATTTAGGGACCGCTTGCATGGTTTTTAATAAATCTTTACATAAAATGTTGGGATATTTTAATGAGCATGATTATAAGTATTATGGAATGGAGGATAGTGATTGGGGAATGCGGACGAGGGTCTTAGGCTTCCGCCTTGGGTATTTAAAAGAGAATGGCGTGCATCTTGGCGAAGGTGAAAATGATCGCGGTGAGTATAGAGAGTTTAAGACAAAAGCTCATCAGGATAATTTGGCAAAATTTTATGAAAATTGCAGATTGTACGCTAATAGAGTAAAGTCACTATATATAAATAAAGGCGATGACTAGTATAAAACAAATCACTGGCTTGCATCTTAAAAGTTTTATTACCTCTTACAGATCTTGTAGGTTCGATAATGACGGTTGCCTCCTGGAAGGAAAGGCAGCAAGGTTAAAGTTCAACTTTAGCGGCGTGGGTGAGATTGAGCGCTGTGATTTGGTATTCTCTCGCAAATCGGGAAATGGATTATTTAAAATTACAGAATTTAAAAATAGCGGCATTCATAATAAAAATCATGTTGTATCATCGAAATCTCAGGAGATAATAGAGCCAGATTTTTCTAATTTTAAATCTTTTGAATTATCAAGAACAGCGCACAGCTCTGGTGATATTAAGTTAATAGAAGTGAATTTGTATTTTGTGAAGAATGAGGCTAAGTCTGAGGGTAATTGGAAGGAGTTACTTTCGTATTGTAAGCATTATAAAAATTTAAAAGTCTCTAATGGTCGGTTATTTGCAAGCCATGGCGCTTATTTGGATGGGTGTTATGCTGATATTGTTTTGAAAACGAGACCTGCAAATATGTATAAAAAATCCGGCAGTCGCTTGGTTTTTTTAGGCTCATGTGAAGTGTTATCTTATTCTCTTGGCTCTGGCGCTAAGGCTCCCCCGGCTCGCAGAAGGAATAATCAAAACATATTTAAACATAGAAACAAGCCAACCCCGAGCGTTAGGCGGCCTAATGAGGGCTCAGGCGGCTCTGGTGGGAAAGTGCAGCGATACGGCAGAGACCTGCTCTTAGGAACCATGTCAGAGGTGCCTGTGGGCGTTATCTTCGACACAGTAGACTCTAATGGCTTAAAAGCTTTAAATGCCAGTGCGGTCACATCAAGTCTTGTTCGGCTTTTAGATGTAAACAATAAGTCAAGCCTTTGCATGTCTCGCGGAGCCTTGATAAGACAAACTATACCTGCCTTATCGGCGGGTTTGTATTATACAGTAAATTTTCTTGCAAAGAAAATAACGGGAAATGGTTTTATAGAAGTAGGTATTATGGATCGCTCTAATAGAGTGATTACTTCAGAGTCATTCCGCCTTTCTCCTCAATTAAAAGAGGCTAAATGTAAACTTCATGCGCATGCAGAGCTTTCTTCTGGCAATGCAGTCCCGCCATTTAAATTATTTATAAAAAGAGAGGCGCAGAGGAGTTCAGGGGATATCGTCATCGCAAGGGTTACTATTGCAAATGATGGAAAAGTTACGTATGCACACGCCATTCCTTCTTTAGATAGCTCGATAATATCACCTCTGTCTTCAAAAATATTTGAAAAATCTAATATAGATAACTTTGTAAGTAAAAAATATAACGATGATTTAATTTATGCAACTTCAAAACTCTTTGCAAGATATTACATTCCTGATTCAGATATAAAGTTCACTAAATTTAATAATAATATTGCGGTGACCACCCCATCTGGATTTCTTTATTATAATAAATTAAAAGCATTTTGCCCTAACTTGAAGTTATTAAATGCGAGTAATGGTCTAAGTAAAGGCTCTTTATTGATTGGCGAAGTCGGCATGTTGGTTCCCTCTTCTCATATTTGGGTCGATTCTTTTGATAAAATATCATTGTCGAAAGATCAATTGGAGGTGCTTAAAAAAAGTAAAGTCATATACACTCCTTGTTTAGAAAATTTTGAGTTATTGAAGACAATTTGCCCAGACGCAAGGGTGCATCTGAAATGTAAGCCCTTGTTCGCGACGACTTGTACGAAAGATAAATATTTTAAAAACAATAAGTATGTACTTATGTTTTACAGGGATGATAAATCTTTGGACTTTGTGATTCGTAACTGGAAGGATAGCTATCCGAAAATTGTCCTAGTTGGAGGAAGGGGCGCTTATCCGAGCTTTATACAGTCAGTAAACGAATATATGCCATATAAAAAATTGCTTTATGTGATTCAAATGGCTGAATTTGTCTTAGATATAGATAATAATGTTAACTATATATCTTCATTTATGAATATGATTAATTTCTTTAAAATTCCTATTTTGACGTCTAACTTGTATTTAAAGCAAAAATCTAATACAGTTTATTTGAATAAAGATAAGTTTAATGGTCTTGATTCTTTGATAGATGATATTTCAAAAATAAAAAATAACAAAAATTGCTTCCATAATAAGGATGAAATAAATAAATATAACAATGAAGTTTTGGATAAATTTAATATCTTATAACGGCGGTATAATATTATTTATCTTTTAACATTGTCTCTATTATTTTTTCGTAAAATCTATCATAACTAACAATGTGGTTAAGTCCTTTTGGCTTCTCGGCTTCAAGCTTAACTTGTCTTATTAATTTTTTATAATGATTTTCCGTAAAGTTATCTACTAACTTTACTAGCTTCTTATCAATTTCATGATATTTGCTTTGTGGTGTAAAATCTTTTTTAACGTATTTTCTTAAATCTATATAAGAGTCGGGGTGGAATTTAAAATCGTCTATATTATAACAACCCATGTATAAAGGTACCGCTCCGCCTTTCCAAGCGTCGGGCAGCTTTTCTGTAAAGTAATTGTGGGAGTATTTTTTGTGATAAGAGTTTTCAGAGCATACTGTAAATTTTGCCTTAGACAAGACGTCAAATTTAGACTTTACAGTTCCTTTGTAATAAGGCTTGTTTAGCGGTATTTGACCGTACCAAGATACCTTCATCTTAGATTGATGGTGAAACATATCAGCCAGCTTCACTCTTAATGTGTAAAGTTGTGAGATGTGAGGGGACGATTTGTTATTTGCAATGAAAACAACTTCATTCTCCCTTTGTTGCCAGGGAGTCCACTTCTTTGAAAGATTATTTATGTTTATTTTGCTATGCGCGCAGGGGTGATTTACCTCAATAATTTTTGTATTCGGGAGCTTGATATTATTAAATGCCTTAGTTGCCCATGTAAATATATATTTATATTTCGATATAAACTTTGGATTATAATCTCTTTCTAAAACGCATCGAGGCTCTATTACAATTAAGCTATCGCCAGCCTTAGGGTTTCGAATTGAGTACCAACCCATTCCAATGTTTATTTTTTTTTGATCGTAAGTTTTACTATTGTATACCTTTGCAAGCTTGTTTTCAAAGATAACGTGGGGGCCTCTTTTTTGAGGCGAATAAATTATATTTATGTTTAGTTTAGGGCTGGACATTATACCTCTTAATAGTTCTGATATATCCTATAAATAACAAGTTTAAGGAAATTATGAAAAATATTGTTGTGGTTGTTCCTAGTTATAATAACATTAAATGGTGTGAGAAAAACGTATCTTCAATTGTTACACAAAATTATAAAAATTTAAAGGTCGTGTACACTGATGACTGCTCTTCTGATGGGACCGCTGATAAAGTTGAAAACTTTTTAAAGTCTAATAATATCGACGTTGATTTTGAATTAATTAAAAATAAGCGTCGTCTTGGTGCAATGTGTAATTTATATAATATGATTCATGCTTGTAATGATGATGATGTTATAATTACTCTTGATGGCGATGATTGGTTTGCTCATGAGAATGTCTGTGAAAAGATAAACAGCATCTATTCTAATCCAGATGTTTGGTTTACATGGGGTTCTTATTTAAATTATCCAAACAATCAAAGAGGCTGTAGTGCGCCTATACCTCGTAACGTTATTGATTTGAATATCTATAGACATCACCCTTGGTGTACGTCTCATTTGCGTACTTTTTATGCAAAACTTTTCAAGAAGATAAAGAAAGAAGACTTTTATGATCCCAGCGGGAAGTTTCTTGATGTCGCATGGGATTTATCTTTCTACATTCCATTTGTAGAAATGGGCGGTCATCATGGTAGGTATATACATGATGTACTGTACATGTATAATAATGAAAATCCGATTTCTGACTTTCGCATTGCTTTGCAAAGGCAAGGGGCGATGGATCGCTATATTCGCTCTAAACCACGTTACCAAAGATTAGAATCCTTATAGAGCATTATGACGTTTACATTTAAAGAGCTAGGCAAAAAGGGTCAGCTTGGCAATCAGTTATTTCAAATAAGTGGCGTTATAGGAGCGGCATTGTATTATGGTGATGACTGGATTCTACCTAGTTGGAAATATGCCGATCACTTTAGTATACCTAGCGATAAATTTTCTGAAAAAATTCAACGCTCTCAGATTTACTTAGAGCCACATTTTCATTATCGAGCAATTCCCAATTCAAATGGCAAGTTGTTAAATTTAAGCGGCTACTTTCAATCTTATAAATATTGGCAAGATCATTCTAATATAATAAAAAAACTTTTAAGTCCAAAGATAAAATCTAATTTTAATAAATATACAGCACTTCACGTGCGACGCACTGATTATTTAATTCATGAAGGGTGTTATAATATTTTAAGCAAAAATAATTATTATGAAAAAGCAATGGAGGTCTGTGATAGTAAAAATTATTTAATATTTTCCGATGATATATCTTGGTGTAAGAAGAATTTTATTGGCAATCAGTTTAGTTTTTCTGAGGAAAGGCGCCCAGTCATCGATCTAGCAAATATGATTAGTTGTTCAAATTTTATTATAGCGAACTCATCTTTTTCATGGTGGGGAGCCTTCTTGTCTAAATCGAAGGGCAAGAAGGTTGTAGCTCCTTCTTGCTGGTTTGGTCCTAAGCTTCGTTATACTCATAATACAAAAGACTTGATACCGCCAAATTGGTTAAAGGTATAATTAATATTATTTCATTAATATTGCAAGAGAAAGGAGGTGCTGAACATGGTTAAGGTTTTATATTTGCCCCTTAACTATGGTTGAATTGGTGACGTGATTCAACGGGGCGTTTACGATGCGTTTAGAGGCGCGGGAGTAAAATTAGAAATTTTTGATTACTTGTATGAGCTTTATCAAAAAAGACATACAGTTCATAAAATACGACGTATGCTTGTTGATAAGGCTTTGAGATTTAAGCCCGATTTGATGCACATACAGCTTCAGCATTTGAACACCATTGATGCGGGTACAATTAGTGAAATTAAGTCAAAGCTGCCAAATACTATAATTACTAACTGGACTGGCGATGTAAGATCTTACGTACCGCCCAGCTTTAAATCAATTGCAAGGGTTGCGGATTATAATTTAATATCTTCAACTGGTCAGTTGAAATTTTTTCAGGATGCGATTGGTAAGAAAGCTTATTATTGGCAAATTGGATTTGATCCAAATTTATATTATTGTAGCGAAAACGAAACTCCCAGTCAGTTTAAATATGATATAATTTTTGTAGGTAATAATGATTTAAAAGAAAATTATCCGGGTAGAAAAGAGCGAGAAGAAGCTTGCAGGCTTTTAAAATCTACTTTTGGTAATAGATTTGCTTTATATGGCTCTAATTGGCCTAGACAACTTAAATCTAAAGGGTCGATTGCTCAGAGTAAAGTTGGAGACGAATATCGTAGGAGCTTTTGCTTGTTAAGTATAAGTCATTTTAATGAAATTTCACATTACTTTTCTGACAGGTTGCTGATGTGTATGGCATCGGGCAGGCCGACTATCTCACTTGCATTTCCAAAGTGGGAGTCATATTTCACTAACGATTGTGATTTATGTATTGTGGATTCTGTAAACGACATAATACCCAAGCTAAAGTTTTTACTTAAAAACCCCGATTTGGCTAATTTCATTGGAAAGTCGGGCAGTGACAAGGTGCTCGCTGAGCATACATATCAAAGTCGTATAAACGAATTGCTAAAATTAGTTGGATTACGTTAGGAGCTTATTATGCCTATTGATTTGGAAACATTGAGAAAGTACAAGAGTAAAGGGAATATTTTTGTTGAGACTGGTACTCACCTTGGTAATACGGCAGCGATGGCCTCTGCTGTTGGGTTTCGTGAGGTTTATACCATTGAGTTAGCTGATCATTTTTATAAGAGAGCGCTCAATAGATTTGCTAATGATCGAAAAGTTTTTCCTATCTTTGGCGATTCTGCTGTTAAATTAAAAGAAATATTAAGTAAGGTGACGGAGCCCTGTGTTTTTTGGCTAGACGGCCATTGGAGTGAGGGAGATACGGCTAGAGGTCCGGTTGATGTTCCCTTGTACCAAGAGCTTAATTTAATTAAAAATCATTCAAATAAAAATCATACCATTTTGGTTGATGATGTTCGACTTATGGGCGGTGAGTGGAGGGATATTTCTCTCGATAAAGTCAAAACGTTGCTCTTGGATATAAATCCAAATTACCAGTTTCATTATGAGCATGGGTATCTAGATCCTAAGCTTAAGAAAACTATTTTTAAGAATGACATTTTAGTGGCGTCGATATGAGACTAAATTTAAAGTCAAATAAAGTTATATCTGTTTTAGGTTTGCCTCATTCAGGAACAACTATTGCTTGTAATACATTTAATTCAATGAAAAATGGCTTTTGTTTGTCAGAGCCTCATTGGATTTTGCTATCAAACCCTGGTCAATTAACATTTGATAAGCTAATCCATTTCAAATTTAATGGAATTGATGATTTGATGAGTGGGGTTAAAAGAAGGGTAGAGAGCGATAGTTTTTTATTTGGAGGTGTTAAGGAGACTTATAGACCTCAAGACCCAAAAATGCTTAAATATTTAAATCATGTAATTGACAATTCAGATATAATTGTAGCTGTATTCAGGGAGCCCAAGGCTTTATTTGAAAGCTTTATAAGGCTGGCAAAATCAATGAATAGAAATAGCTATATGCCTGTTGAAAGGTTGATATATGATTACAATCACTATTTTAATAAAATTAAATCTTTAAATAAACCTGTTGTTAAATTAACTTTAGAGCAGTTTTGTGATGCAGGCAGTTCAGGGGTATTAAGTTATATAAATTCTAGATCGGAAGCCTTTAAGGCTGAGGGTAATTATGTAGTTAATAAAACTAATTATAGGTATGGCAATGCTTCTGCAAATACTAGCGCTAGACTTAAGCCTTCGAATAAGAGCTTTTCTTTACTTTCTAGTGATGAGGTAAAAGTGATTGATCGGGAGCTGAAAGATAAATACTTAAGTATAAAAAATAAATGAAAAAATATCCAAATATTATAGCAAGCCACATAGTGCGTAGCGCGAAAAGAGTTAGCCATGGCGGGTTATATTTAGTTGATTTAAATTCTAATAAATATAAATGCGTCATAGATTGGAATGAGAAAATAAATTGGAGTGGCCGAGGGGCTGATAGAGGGCTAAGAGGCATATGTATTTATAAAGACAATGTAATTGTTGCCTCCTCAAGTAGTATTGTTTTTTATAGCTTTGATTTCAAAAGAAGAGCCTCATACAGTAATGAATATTTAGAAAGCTGTCATGAAACATATATTCATAAAGATAAATTGTATTTATCTTCCACAGGCAGAGATGTAATTTTATGTTTTGATTTATTGTCTCGTAAATTTATAAAAGGTTATTCCGTAAGGGGGCTGAAGTCAATTAAAGAGTTTAACCCTCTACAAAGCGTTGATATACCGACGGGTGATCGCCATCATATAAATAATGTATTTGTTAATGATTCTGGTATATTCTTTTCGGGAACAAATCAGCCGCGTTTGTTTAAAATAGACAAACAAAAGATTATTAGTTTTTCGCAAATACCGAAAGGTACACATAATACTAGATTTTTAAATGAGAATTCTCTTATTATGAATGATACTAAGAATAATCAGATTTTAATTACAGATAAAAAAAATGGCAGTATTAAAAAGCGTTATAGTATTAAGCGTATTCCTGCCAAAGATATGACAAACACTCATTTAACGCAAAATATTTCACGTCAGCCGTTTGGTAGGGGGCTAGCACTTAAAGGCGATTGGATTATTGGAGGCTCTACTCCGGGCATGATATCGCTATATGATATGAAGCGGGCAAATAGTAATATTAAAAATGTTTTCATATCAAATGATTTGTGTATGAGTATTCATGGTTTAGAGATTTGGCCTTTTGATATAGATTTTTAAATATAAAAATGACTAAAGTGGATTATAAAGAAATGTTTAAGACAAACGGAAGATCTTATGATGAAAGAATGGAAAGCGTTCCTTTGCTTATAAGTTACCCGAGGAGCGGAAGTAATTGGTTAAATTGTGTATTAGAGCTTTACTTTAATAGGCCTAGATTAAGAGTTGGCCCGGTTAGTTATTTAAAAGACAGTCAAAGAAAGAGTGGGTTTATGTGGTTTCACGATCATGACATACACTCTGATCTTGTTGTTAGCCATAGTGATATTGTATATTTATATCGAAATCCTGATGATGTTATTTATTCCCTATTAAGCTGTGAAGTTGAGGAAATAACTGATAATTTAGTTGATACCCAAATAAACTTATTAAAAAATCATTATGAAAAATATTTAAAAATTAAAGATAGTCAATTTTTATGTGTAAAATATGAAGATCTTAAAAAGGGAGCCACGAGTATGGGGTTCCGCAAGTTAATAAATTATTTTTCAAATGATAATTCGTTTGACATGCCACGATTAAATAATTGCTTAAGTATGGTGAAAAAAGATGACGTTATAAATATGGAAATTGATAAAAGATATTTTAGTAAAAAACTAACAGATTCTGATTATAATATTAAAAGGCAGCAATTTAAAAATAAATATACGAAAAAAATATATGACGAGTTAATATCCAGCGATTTGACTATGTTTTTTAGATAATTATTTCAATAATTAATTTTTATATATGGGTAAGGGTTTTGAAGTTGCGGTTTTAGGGGGTGCGGGCTTTGTCGGCAGTCATCTTGTTGATAGATTAATAGATCTTGGTTATCGAGTAACTGTCATAGATAACCTATCAACAGGATTTAGGGAAAACATTCATCCAGATGCATCTTTTGAGCTTTGTGACATTAAAAAAATAAATAAATTAGATTCAGTCTTTAAAAAAAATAAATTTTATTATGTATTTCACTTGGCAGCGCAGATAAATCTTAGAGACTCTATAAAAAATCCAATTAATGATGCAAATGAAAATATAATAGGCACTTTAAATGTTTTAAAATGTTGTGTTAAATATGACATAAAAAAGCTAATTTACACGTCAACCGGTGGGGCGATTTATTGCCCTTACGAGATGCTTCCTTGGATAGAAAAGTCAGCGACGAATCCGCGCTCCCCTTATGGATTGTCAAAGCTGACCTCGGAGAGGTACATTGAATTATATTCAGAATTGCATAATCTAGATTATAGTATTTTAAGGCCAGCTAATATTTTTGGGGAGCGTCAGTCTCCTAAAGGAGAGGCAGGTGTTATTTCTATATTTATAGATAACATTCTTAATGATAAAGATCTATTTATTTTTGGAACCGGAAATCAGACCCGAGACTTTGTTTATATTTCTGATGTGATTGATGCTTTTGAATTGTTAATAGAAAAAGGTCGAGGGGTGTATAATGTATCTTCAAATGAAGAAGTAAGTGTTAATGAAATAGCGAATTCATTATTGAAAGTTACGGATTCTGTAAGTTCAATCATTTATAAGCCAGCAGTGCCTCGTGAGCTTAATAGAACAAGATTGTATAGCCGCAATCTTGAGCTTTTGGGCTGGAAGAAAAAGGTTGATTTCGAAGAGGGCTTGAGGCGCGTAGTTAGTTATTATTTTTGATTTGAGGGTTTTATGAAAAAAGCATGCTTGACAGGGATTACAGGTCAAACGGGTTCTTATTTGGCTGAGCTTCTGCTGAAGGAGGGCTACGAGGTTCATGGTGTAAAGAGAAGCAGTAGTAATTTTAACACACAGAGAATTGACCATATTTATAATCACCCTAATCTTAATCTGGTATATGGCGATCTTACAGATTACTCTTCTTTGGTTAATATTATATCTGATACAAAGCCAGATTTGTTTTTCAATTGTGGCGCTTTATCTCATGTAAGAGTTAGCTTTGATGTTCCAGAATACGCAATGGACGTCACTGGCACGGGTGTGGTCAGGTGCCTAGAGGCTGTTAGAAAGTATAGCCCTGAGACTAGGTTCTTGCAATGCAGCACTTCCGAGCTTTATGGGTCTACGCCCCCTCCTCAAAATGAAGATACAACCTTCCACCCAAGAAGCCCTTATGCGTGTGCCAAGTTAGCGGCGTATTGGTCTACGATTAATTATCGTGAGTCATATGGTATGTTTGCGGTTAACGCAATTTCGTTCAATCACGAGAGCCCCCGCCGAGCTGAGAATTTTGTAACAAGAAAGATAACAAGGGCAGCCACCAGAATAAAGCTAGGGCTCCAGGATGAATTGAGGCTTGGCAATTTGGATGCTAAGCGCGACTGGGGGCACGCTAAGGATACTGCTAAGGCGCTCTACATGATCTTAACAGCCTCTGAGCCAAAGGACTATGTTGTTGCGACAGGAGGAATGCACTCTGTCAAAGAGTTTCTTGAATTGGTCTTTTCTAAGTTAGAATTAGATTGGAAAGATTATGTAAAATTTGATGCTAAGTATTTAAGACCAGCAGAGGTTGATGCTTTGCAAGGAGATCCGACTAAAATAAAAGCTGAACTTGGGTGGAGTCCAGAGTACTCATTCGCTCAATTAGTTGACGAAATGATTGAAGCTGATTTGAATTTAGCTAAAAAAGAAAAAATACTAGCAGATAACTTATAATTATTTAAAGGAAGCAACGGTGAATATTTTAATTACAGGAGGTACGGGGTTTTTAGGAAAACACGTTGAAGCTGCCTTTGATAAGCACATACAAGATAAAGAATTAAATGACACGATTACTTGTGTTGGTTCGAAATTTGATTTAGTTTCTGGTGTTGAATGCGATCATTTGTTTAACATAACATGCCCTGACGTAGTCGTTCATATGGCTGCGGTATGTGGTGGTATATTGGCAAATAAAAATCGCCCAGTAGACTTTTTAAGAGATAATACCCTAATGGGTATTAATATATTTGAATCTGCTCGAAGGTTTAACGTAAAAAGAGTGTACACGCTTGGTAGCGTATGTTCTTATCCTTTAAATTGTCCTACTCCATTTAAAGAAGACGATATATTTAATGGGTACCCTGAGAGCACAAATGCGCCATATGGTCAGGCTAAAAGAACGCTGATGATGCTTGGCAATACTTACAGAGAGCAATACGGCATTGCTGGCGCTCATTTAATTCCTGTTAATTTATTTGGCCCGCATGATCATTTTGATCTTGTTAATAGTCACGTTATTCCTGCATTAATAAATAAATTTGTTAATGCTGTCGATAAGGGATTGTCCACCGTAAGGTGTTGGGGGACCGGACTTGCGACGAGAGAGTTCTTTTATGCGGAAGATGCGGCTAAGGCAATTGTATCTGCTGTATATCAAAGCCTAGATACTGAATTACCAATAAATTTAGGTACAGGAAAAGAAATATCAATTAAAGAGCTTGCGCACTTAATAGCTAAATTAGTCGGATTTGATGGTGAGGTTTTATTTACAGGAGAAGTTTCGGACGGTCAGCCTAAACGAAGGCTTGATGTTTCTCGTGCAAAAGAAATGTTAAATTTTGAAGCTGATACAAACCTTTTGACTGGCTTGGTAAAAACAATTACGTGGTATCAAGATAATTTATAATTTAATTTAATTAATATGACTAAAAAAGTGCTTATTACTGGCTCATGCGGCTTTGTTATGAGTAACTTTATTCGCAAATCTTTACATAATAAATTAGATTATGTATTTGTAAGCTTAGATAAAGTGAAAAAACATTTCGGGCTGCATAATGTTTATGCAAACAAAGGGCATACATTTTATATTGGAAATATATTAGATAATCATTTTTTGGATGTTGTTTTTTCTTTAGAAAAACCTGATTATGTAATTCATGCCGCTGAAGAGCGTCCTGCGTATGGTAAAAATTGTCAGTTTAATTCATTTCAAGACACTAATATAATTGGCACGTCGAATGTTATTAATGCTTGCGTGAAGGCAGAGGTAAAGCGTATTTTTTATTTAAGCAACTATGAGGTTTATGGAAATAAGTGTCGAGAAAGTCACGATGAAGCATCAGAATTAAGTCCTATTAATTCTTTTGCTGCAAGTAAGGTGGCGGCAGAGGTTCTTATTAGGGCTGCATGTTCTGAATTTGGTCTAAATTACAATATTTTAAGATCTTGTGATTTATTTGGGCCAAGGCAATTCCCCGATAGCTTTATCCCTGGAGTTTTGAAGAATATTCTAGAGAAAAAAAAGACCAAGATATATGATAATGGCTTGACTCAAAGAGAGTGGCTGTACGTTGGAGATCTATGCAACGCACTAACCCAAATTATGATGAATGCCAATCAAAATGAAACCTTTAATGTTTCTGCTGGTTATGAGTTTTCTGATATTGAAATGTTTCATGAAATCTGCACCTGCGTTGATCAGGGATACGATTTGGTGGAAATAATAGGTGATAATAATTTAGCATCTCGATACGCAATTAATAGTGATAAACTTAAAAGTATTGGCTGGAAACCATCTGCGAAATATAAAGAAACTATAGCTTTTTCTATTAATTGGTACCTTAAAAATAAATGGTATATAAGAGGAAATGAATGACTGTTAAAACTGAAAATGGGCAAGCCACACAAAATGATATTGTCGATGACATCTCACAAGAGGCCGTAGTTATGGTTTCTGAAGATGAGCTTGAATTAGACGCGGCAAAGCTTCAAGCTTTAAAAAAGCAGATGGAAGCTAAGCAGCAAAAGAGTGGCGAAGAGGCCGTGCAAAAGGATGAAGATATGCCCCCTCGGATTGTTGAAAGACGCACAAGAAGTATTGATTTCGGAATTGTTGGCTCTGGGCAGGCAGGCTCACGTCTAGCCGAGTGTTTTTATGATCTTGGCTATGAAGCAATTGTATTTAATACAGCGCAGCAAGATTTAACTCACATCAATCTACCTGAGTCAAACAAATGTTTGCTTGAGTATGGCCTTGGAGGGGCATCAAAGGACCCTCAGCTTGGCTTTGAGGCTGCCGAAACACACAAGGACAAGATAAATGAGCTTGTTAATGATAAGCTTGGAGATTGTCAGGTCTTTATTCTTTGTACATCTCTAGGTGGCGGCAGCGGTAGTGGGTCTGTAGAGACTATGATTGACATTCTGTCAGCGACAGGAAGGCCGGTATTGGTTGTTACGGTTTTGCCAATGACTAATGAGGATCCTCAGACGAAGAAAAACTCTTTAGAGGCGCTTTCTAAGCTGGCAAAAGAGGTTCAGACGTCGAGAATAAACAACTTAATTGTTGTGGACAACGCCAAGATCGAAACCATCTTTAGTGATGTTAGTCCCATGGAGTTTTATCGGGTTAGCAATAAGGCCATTGTTGAGCCTATAGATGTATTTAACACCTTTTCCTCAGAGCCTTCAAATGTCAAATCCTTGGATCCCATGGAGTGGGCAAAGATTGTCACTGATGGTGGAGGGTTAAGTCTCTATGGTTGGATGACAATTGATAATTACGAAGAAGATACAGCTATTGCTGAGGCAGTCATTAGCAATATGACGTCAGGGTTATTGGCCAGTGGCTTTGACCTAAAGCAAACAAAATACATTGGAGCAATGTTTTTGGCTAATAAAAAGGTTTGGGATAAAATACCAAGCTCATCGATAAACTATGCTATGGCAATGGTTCAAGACGTAGCTCAAACTCCTCTTGGCGTCTTCAGAGGCATATATGTAGATGATACAATTGAAGAAGATGTAATTAAGGTCTATTCATTTTTTAGCGGGCTTAGCTTGCCGGACTCAAGAGTTACTGAGCTTAAAAAAGAAGTATCTACCCATCTAGAGGCGATTAAAAACAAAGATTTGACTCGTAATTTAGCATTAAACCTTGATGCTGGAACTGATAAGACCGTATCACAGGCTCAAAAAGTCAAAGACAAAATTGCAAAGAAAAGCTCTGCGTTTGGTCGATTGACTAGAAATGTTATTGATAAAAGAAAAGGCTGATAAATTATCAGCTTTTAAGTGCATGAATAAGCTTCATAATAAGAAAACTCTGAATAAAAAATCAGAGGATAAGAAAAATAATACAAATACTAACTTATATAGATTTGTTGCAAAAAAGAATCGCGTTGTAATATATGACGATCAATCTTTTATGTACCCTGAAGCGCCTAGCTAGAGGCATTAGTTGTTCAAAAATAAAACTCACGGTTGCTAGTTATTCAGCAACCGTGAGTTTGTAGTTTTATGTCTAAAATAATTATAAATAAAGATGGCTGCGCTATAGAAGAAGAGCCTGATATAACTTTTATTCGATCTTTGGACGATGAGCTATCATTTCACGTACAGGGGGCGAAATACACCAAAGCGTACAAAGGTTATTATAAGAATGGTTCTTTTGTAAGGTGGGATGGAATACATCGTATATTAACCAAGCGGTTGACTTTTCCATATGGACTTTTGGATAGAGTTAGAGACTTTTACAGCGACGCCGGTAAGAGTTTAATCATTGAAGACAGAAGAACGCCGAAGACGCCAATTAATTCAATTGATATACATGATAATTTATTGAAAATTAAAAAAGAACCAAGGCCTTATCAAAACGATGTGCTTAGCGTTGTGAAGGATAAGGATTGCGGAGTTATAAGGTCAGCCACTGGTAGCGGAAAATCACTTATGGCCGCTATGATCACGGCTTACTTTGGGAAGCCGACTTTTATTTATGTCATTGGCACAGATCTTCTTTATCAATTTCACAATTTTTTTAATGAAGTTTTTGATGAAGATGTTGGGGTAATTGGAGACGGACTTTGCGAGATTAAAAAAATTAATATTGTAAGTGTTTGGACTATTGGACAGGCCATAGGGTTAAAGTCTCAGATTACAACAGATAAGATTGGCAAAGAAAAATCTTTAGGTGATAGCAAGTATAATGACATAAGAAAGCTCATGAAAACTGTTAAGTTGAACATTTTTGATGAGTGCCACATGTCCTCTTGTAATACTATTCAAGAGATTTATAAAAATATAAATCCAGAATATATTTATGGAATGAGTGCAAGCCCTTGGCGCGACGATGGAAGTGACTTGCTTATAGAGTCAATTTTTGGTTCGAAAATCGTTGATATATCGGCCAGCCCACTTATTGATCAAGGATACTTGGTGCCCCCTCTGATTAAATTTGTAAAAGTTCCAAAGTACAAAGAAAAGCTTACCAAAAAATACCCTCATATTTATAAAAAATATGTTGTCGAAAATGATATTAGAAATTCATTGGTATCTCAGTGGGCTAAAATTCTTGTTGATAAAAATTACAAAGTTTTAGTTCTTTACACACAAATTGCACATGGAAAAATATTGTATAAAAAAATATCTGAAGAGCTTCCTTGTATCTTATTAAGCGGAAAAGACTCCATTGATGCTAGAAATAAAGCAAAAGAAAGATTAGAAAGTGGTGAGGTGAATTGTATAATTGCCTCAACGATATTTGATATTGGTGTGGATATGCCTGCTTTATCCGGGTTAATTTTAGCAGGTGCGGGGAAGAGTTCAGTTCGTGCGCTACAAAGAATAGGTCGAGTAATCCGCCCTTGGAAAGGCAAAAAACGAGCAGCTGTAATAGATTTTTATGATGATGTTCATTACTTAAGTAAGCACTCAAAAGAGCGAAAGAAAATATATTCTAGCGAGAAAGGCTTTACTGTAATTTAAGTGCGGTGACAGACATGACGGCAACGACTTTATCTAAACCTTGGCAAAAATTCTTTTTAAAGTTTAAAGATATTGAAGTTTTAAGAACCTCTCAATGGAAGGAGGTTCATATGTTGGCTTATATTGTTAAAAGATTTGAAGAGGCCTATAACCGTAATTTTTGTTATTCCTTTCAAGGGCCGCCATCTAAATGTACTGAAATTGTTTTAGTTAAAAGAATTTATTGGATGTTAAATACTTCAAACCCACGCACAATTAAAGAATATATTGATTGGGTGTATGATTTTAAGCTTATTCCAAAAAATATAAAAATTAGGAAATTATCTTTCTTTTTACAAAATGGTTTGGCTAATGAGTTTTTTGCATACCGAGCGGAGATGCAAAAAATATCAAAGGCGACAGAGCTTCCGCCGGACTATCAACTAATTGTATCTAATTTGGGATTGCCTGTTAGAACTTATGGTGACTTAGCGTTTGCCAAGCAGGCATTGAGTTACTCTGGGCCTTCGGCTCTTGGTCAGTATAAGCAGCTCTTTGATCAATTGCATGCAATAGGCTTTGAGGACGATGTTTTAAAGACAATTGTATAGTCATGAGTGATAGTGCCCCGCCTCCATCTGACTCTGATCCTGGCTTTTGTTACCCCTGTGTTTATCCGGGGTATGTAGATGAGTCTGGAGAAGAGTACCATTTTATAGATGACTTTTCAGATTATGTAGATGATGAGGTTGTTGAAAAAAAATATAATGGTGGCATGCATTGCGTGAAATGCAATTTTTTTAACTCTTACATAACTAAGCCAAATCAAAAAGATGGAACTTATTTGTGTTACAAGTGTAGGTCTGGATTCTAATGAAATTGATTGGAAAAAAAGTTAAAATTTTCTTGAAAAACGGCCTTTCTGCTGAAGGTATTGTGGTCGAATGGTCTGATGGCAAATCAATATTAAAATCTTTGAATAGCGACAATGTTCTTATTATAAATAATTGTCATGAAAATATAATAATGACAAACGTATTTTCTTCGATTGCTAGCGTTTGTTCTGAACCTATAGATGAAGATAGAGTGCAGGAAAGAGAATATGTAGAAAAGCAGTCTATTAATGATTTTCAAGAATTGAGTGAAAATAAAGATAAATTTGAAGATCTTTTATTGTCTAGAAAACAAAATATTATAAACGATCTAAAGCGGCATATGCATGCCGCACCAAATCAAGCAAATTATGGCTACCCAAGTTTTTCAAAGTGGAGTTCTCGTAACGATCCCGCAAAGAAAAGTGATTCATGAGCTGTCTGCGACTTTAAAGGAATGTGACAGCTGCAAATCAAATTCAGCATCTTTAGATTCGGCATGTGAAAAGTGCATGATAATTAATACTGCTTTGTCCAGATATGCACAAAGCAATATTCCATTGTCATATTGGAAGCTAGAAATGAGCCGTGATTTTAAAGGAGATCCAACTTTATTAAATTATTATAATAAAGTTACTAGTGATTTCGATAAAGCTTATTCTGACGGCGTTTGCGTTTGCTTTGCTGGGCCGCATGGGGTTGGTAAGACATTTGCCTGCACGAATATTTTAAAGAGAGCTGTTGAGAGGGGCTTCTCTTCACTTTATGTAACTGTAAATGATATTGTTAACCATCTTATTTACAATGATTCTTCGAATAAAATGTCTGCTCGTAATGAGTTATTAATGGTTGATTTTCTAGTAATAGATGAGTTTGATCCGCGCTTTATGCCGACAGCTTCGTCGTCTGATCTTTTTGGTAGAATCATGGAAGACGTTTTTAGGTGTAGGGCTCAAAATAAATTACCGATCTTTATGTGTACAAATTCTCCAAATATAGCCGGCTCTTTTGAGGGCTCTATAGGGCTAAGCTTATCTAGCTTGATGAATTACGTAAGTATGATTCCAGTGCTAGGAAAAGACTTTAGAAAAGAGGGTCGTTAAGTTGCTTGAGTCAGACCAATGTGAGTTACAAGTTTTAAAAGCGCTTACCACAAATAAACGTCGCGCGCTTGACTTCTTAGACGCTTACAATGAGAACTTGTTCTCTAAAGAATATTATTTGTTCGCAAAGTCAATATTAAGCTTTGCAAAAGCTTATAAGGAAGTTCCCTCTCGCAAGGTTCTAGAATCAAGATTTAAAGAGCGACAAGATATAGTTGATAACTTTTTGAATGTCTGGAGTGTTTTAGATTCTGTTGATTATAGTGATTCTGATTTTGGATTTTACTTAGATCAGTTAAAGAACAAATATAGCAATAGAGTAATAAACAATCTAAGAAATTCTTTATCTAATACAAATCTTAGTGATGCTTCTTTAAATCACGATAAAATTATTAAAAGTTTACAGTCAGAAATTGTCAACTTAAAAGAGATTAGGAAAGGGAAGAAGAAGGTATTCAAGCAAGAGACCTTGAAGGCTTATATGCCTCGGTTTAAACTTGAATATTTTCAAAAAGCAAGTGAGGAGGAAAAGGGCAGAGGAATCCTGACCGGCTATTCTTTTTTAGACTATATAAAAAATGGAATTTGCCCTGGAGAAATGGTTATAGTAGCCGCTGAAACCGGGGGCGGTAAAAGTATGTTTCTCAATAACATGGCAATTCAAATGTGGATGCAGCAGAACACAATATATACTGATTCGGAAAATTTTGGAAAGGGATATAATTGTTTATACTTTTCATTAGAAATGCCGTATGAGGCCTGCGCAAGAAGAACGATGTCTAGACTGGCGGATGTTCCAATTTACGGACTAAGAGATTGTAAGTTGAATCAGCTTCAGGCAGACTCTCTTTCTCAGGCTGTAAGATTTATTGATAGATATCCCTATGAGTTTCAGATTATTGATGTGCCCCGAGGCGCTTCTGTAGAGGAGATTGAGCGTAGGTATCAGGAGGCTTGTGATAGCTTTCAGCCTGACTTTGTAGTTGTTGATTATTTAGGCCTTTTAGAAGATCGTGAGTTCTCTGGAGACGATTGGCTTAAGTTAGGTTATATCGCAGGCAAGGTGCATGAGTTTGGAAGGGTTCACAACATAGCTACATTGACAGCAGTTCAATTGAATCGACCTCAAAACAAGGGCAAAAAAGACTCATCGGATTTGATTGGCCTACACAGAATTGGCCGCTCCTCATTGATAATGCACCATGCAAATATAGGCATTCAAATAGAAACTCGAAAGAACGAGTATAGATATTCAGATTTGACTTATCATATTATTAAAAATCGAGACGGAGAATTGGGGCGGCATGTATTAAAAAAGAATTTTAAAAATGCCTCCATATCAGAAATGGAAGAGCCGTACCGGCCTGAAAACTTTGAAAATGGCCCGGCTGGTGACAATGGTGCAATAGACATTTCTGATTATTTGAAAAAAATAGGTTGGCATGAGAGTTAAATGAGTCGAGAGTGCTGAAATGAGTAAAAATTATCAAGATGATACCGTCGCTGTAGCAGTTCGCGTCGAGCATTCTCTTGATCAGGATGATGTTTTTTTAGTTTTTAGAATTGTAAATGAAAGATTTAAAAAAAGAATCAAAAATGATTGGACTGAAGATATTGAGCTGCGAATAATTGAAAAGCGTTTAGTTTTAAAAAAGTGATAAATTATGCCTACTTACGAACATATATGTACTAATTGTGATCATGAATGGGACGCCTTTTATAGTATAAAGGCGAGTCCTCCTACCGTTTGTCCAAAATGCAATGCCTCTGGAACAGTAAAGCGACTCGTATCTGGCGGTTCTGGCAGGCATATTGTGACGTTAGGTCATCATGAAACAATAGCGAAGGCAAAAACGGATGCTAAGAAGTTTAAGCGCGCTGCTGCAAGGGATGAGAATCTTGCGGCTAATTTTGTTGGTGAGGATAAGTATCATAATAATAAAATAGAGCAGAAGAAGCTTGCGGATGACTTAAAGAATATTTAAGTGATTTATGGGAAAAAAATATAAAAAAGTCTCCAAAGAGAGATTTATAAAAATATTAAAGGTATTACTTGAGATCGATAATATTGAAATTATAAAATTTACTATTGAGTCTTTTATCGATGAATTAGAGGGCAACTCATTAGATCTTGGTGATAATGATATTATAGATTAACAAGTGCAAAGGCCATGATGGGCAAGAAATCTACAAAAAAAAGCCGTGAGGCGAGAAATCAAGAGGTAAGTGATATAGCCGCAGACTACCTTCAAGCTACGGAAAGATTGAAAGAGTCAACGTGTCCTGATGAAATACTAGAAATTAAGACAATACAAAATGATTGTATTATAAAATTGAAGCATTTGGTATCTGTGAGGACAAATAAATATAAAAAGTTCTCGAACCATGAAGACTTAGAGCAGGATGGTATGGAAGCCCTTCTTCTTGCTTTGAGAACCTACGATCCTGAAAAAGGTATTTTTGGATGGTGGGCTGATAAATATATAAGTACTAGGGTGTCGAGATCTGCGAATTGTCATTCAACAATTCGTTACCCATTAAAAGTGGCTAAAGAGGTAAGGCCCTACAAAACAAACGTTATTCCGACAATAATTGAAACTTCTCTATCTGCTTTGGAAAGGGTAGAGTCAGAACAAATGGCGGAAATAATATCAAAAGCAATTGATACGTTGCCTGAAAAAAATCAAAAAGTAGTAAATATGACGTATGGCTTTAATGGGCATAAGCCAAATACTATAAGTTTTGTTCTCACGGCCTTGAGTATTTCAAGATCTCAGTATGTAAAGTTAATTCAAGAGTCTAAGGAAGTAATAAAAGAGTATATATTATCTTTGGATAGTTCTTTTGAAAAGTAATAAAAAAATGGTTAAAAGTTTTTCTTATAATGAAGTGTACGAGGCATCTTTAGATTATTTTAAAGGAGATGAGCTTGCTGCAAAAGTTTTTGTTGATAAATATGCTCTTCGTGATAATCAAGGATCATATCATGAGTTGACTCCTTTTGATATGCACAAACGTTTGGCTAAAGAGTTTGCGCGTGTAGAGGGTAAATACGAAAACCCTATGAGTGAAGATGAGATATTTTCTTTACTTGAAAATTTTAGATATATTGTGCCGCAAGGGAGTCCGATGAGTTCGGTCGGCAATCCCTTTCAGCTGCAATCGAGTGGAAATTGTTTTGTTATAGAGTCTACTTATGATTCTTATGGCGGCATCCTGAAAACAGATCAGGAGTTAGCCCAACTTATGAAGCGTCGTGCTGGCGTGGGGGTTAATATATCGAATATTCGACCCAAGGGAGTGCCTACAAACAATGCAGCTCGAACAACTGATGGTATTGGAATTTTTATGGAAAGATTTTCCAATACCTGTCGAGAGGTTGCTCAAGGAGGCAGACGCGGGGCACTAATTTTAGTGATTAGCTGTCATCACCCTGAAATTGAAAAATTTATTGATATAAAGAAGGATTTGAAAAAAGTAACTGGAGCCAACATCTCTATTCTTTTATCTGATGAATTTATGAATGCCGTTAAAAGTGAAAACGATGTTCAGTTAAGATGGCCTATAGATGATAAAAAATCTCCCCAAGTCGAGCGTTGGGTGAGTGCAAAAGAGCTTTGGAGTAAGATCGTAGATGCAGCGCATGGTATGGCGGAGCCTGGCCTTCTATTTGAAGATAATATAAAAAACAACTCGATACCTCATCTTTATCGTCACAAAGATCCTGCATTTGCTGAGCGTGCAACTAATCCTTGCTTCCATGGAGATGAGAGATTTTTGGACGAATCAGGTTATGTTAAATTTAAAGATTCTCAGATTAAAGGTCAAGGCATTCCTCTTGTAGACAATCGTATTTCGTATGTTGGTGATCCTAAAAATGAAGATCCTACAAATTGGAAGATGGATTTTAATCAAAAAGGAACGACTTGTAGCGAGTATGAGGGTGGTGCGTTTATAACTCAGAAATCTGCTGAGCTGTTGGAATTAGAGCTTAGTAATGGTCAAAATCTAAAGTGTACTCCAGATCATCATATAGCAACGACTGATGGAATGGTAGAAGCTAAAGATTTATCACCAAGTCATGAAATTCTAATATCTGTGCCCACACCTCCAAAGCATGATATTTTAGATGGCTTGAGTTCAGATATGACGAATGATGAAATGTGTTCATTTTTAATGGGCCTTATTGCTGGTGATGGGACATTTTCTGATAATAAAGTTCATATAGACTTATGGGGCGATCATCGCTATGAAATGACTCATTTGATAAATGATATTGCCAATAATTTGTTTAAAAATAACTCAGTTCAATTGACGAATGGATGGAATAAGCGCAAGTTATCTTCTTGTTATATCTCTACAGATGAAAGGCGTAATAAGACAAGAATAAGCTCTACTTTTTTGAAACATCTTCTTGAGCAAAAGTATAATTTTTCTAAAGAAACAAAGTTATCCGTTCCAGAATTTGTATTAAATAATGCTAGAAAAAAAGAGGGATTGTTTTATCTTTCTGGACTTTATTACGCTGACGGCAGTGTGCAGTCGGGATCTCGTTCTAATGCCTCTATTAGGCTTGCTCAGTCAAACAGGGGGCTTTTGAGAGATGTTCAGCTACTACTGCATGCTAATGGCATTTCATCTTCAATTTATTTAAGACGAAAGAGTCATACTGCTAATATAAAAAATATTAATTATAAAGTAAAAGATCAATATGAACTTATAACTACTTGTGGTGGGTGGAAGGCTTTCGGAAAGCTAATTAAATTCAATCACCCACAAAAAGATCAAAAGTTAAAACAACTTCTCTCTAATGTTAAAAGGAATTACACAAAAAAAACTTTTCTCAAACTAGTATCCAGAAAAAGCATTGCCCCAGATACTGTTTATTGTATTAAAGAATCTAGAACCAGATCTATTATTGTAAATACAGTTACAACTCGCAGATGCGGCGAGATCCCGATGGGTACAGATAGTTGTCGCTTGTTATTATTAAACGTTTTATCATATGTAAAAAAGCCATTCGAAAATAAATCATCATTTGATTTTGATCTGTTTTATGAGCATGCAATGAAGGCTCAGCGATTGATGGATGATCTTGTTGATTTAGAGATAGAAATCATTGAAAAGATCATTGAAAAAATCACCCTGGATCCTGAACCGAATGAAGTAAAAGAAATTGAATTAAAGCTTTGGAATGAATTTCTAAGAGTTTGCTCTGCTGGCCGAAGAACCGGCTTAGGCGTTACCGCTATTGGAGATGCGGTGGCAGCATTAGGTCATACTTATGGATCTGATAAATCAATAAAAGTTATTGAAAAAATATATAAAACAATGGCTTTGGCTGCGCACAAGTCCAGCTGTATTTTGGCCAAAGAGCGAGGCCCATTTGAAATATTTGATTACAAATTAGAAGATAAATCTGATTGTAATTACCTCAAAAGAATTTGGAATGCAGATCCAGAGATAAGAAGCTTAGCTAAAAAGTATGGCCGTAGAAATATCGCATTAACAACAACAGCGCCATGTGGGTCTGTATCTATTTTGACTCAAACAACATCAGGCATCGAGCCGGCATTCCTAGTAAAATATACAAGACGTAAAAAAATTAATCCTAGTGATATTGACGCCTCAGTTGATTTTGTTGATTCTATGGGGGATAAATGGAAGGAATACACGGTGTATCATCATAGATTTAAACAATGGATGGAAATTACTGGAAAAACCGAAATTGAAGATTCACCTTACTTTAAAGCGACCTCAAATGATATTAATTGGGTGAGCAAGGTAAAAGGCCAGGCTGCCGCTCAAAGATGGGTAAGTCACGCTATAAGTAATACAACTAACCTACCTAACAATACAACAAAAGAAGTTGTTAGCGATGTGTATATGACTGGTTATGAGTCTGGCTGTAAGGGGGTTACAGTATACAGAGATGGCTGTAGAACGGGTGTTCTTGTAAGTGATGAGACTTATAAGAGTCAGAATAAAGATAAAAGTAAGGATGGCCGTCCTACAGCAATTATCCCGTCCGAATCACCTAAAAGGCCGAAAGAGTTAATGTGCGCAATTCATCGCGCCACGGTGAAGGGTGTTAAGTGGGTTGTTCTTGTTGGAATGCTTTACAATGAGCTTTATGAGATCTTTATGGGGCTTCATGATAATTGGAAAATACCTTCAAAATATACAGAGGGCAAAGTGGTCAGAGCAAAGCGGGGCCATTACGATCTATTAGATGTTACCAATAATGTGCTTGTAGAAAATATTATTGAGTCAGCTGACAATGAAGAGCTTTCATGGACTACGAGAATGATATCTACATCGTTACGTCATGGGGTGCCTATTGAATATTTAATTGAGCAGTTGTCTAAAGACGGTAATATCGTTGATATAAATAATGTCCTAGCTAGACTGTTAAAAAAGCATGTAAGAAAAAAGAGCCAGAAGAAGGCGGATGTCTGCCCCTCGTGTGGCTCGCACCAGATGGCCCGTGAAGATGGCTGCCTTCGATGTTTAGATTGTGGCTTTTCTGGATGCGGTTGATTGATTTAAATAAAAGTGGAATTCTCAATTTATGTAAACAGAGAAGATGCAAGGCGGGTAGAAGCTGACGAAAAATATAATTTTATTCGGGGCGTCTTAGAAGTTCTAGAAATTCCTCTGGAAGAATGCTTTCCAGAAGAAGAGGGCGTGGAGTATTTTACCACAGACCACAAAATTAAACTTAGGAAAGCGCTAAGAAAATATGACGTTCATGTAAAAGACGACGGAGATGGCGGAGTAAAAATATACTTTGAAAAAGAAATAATTGCAGAGTGGAAAAAGCCATTTTTCATTTTGAAAGAAGATAAATCTGAAGTCGATAAGTCTAAAAAACTTTATATACAAATAGACTTAAGTTATTGGACTATATTTGATGGTGAAATCCAAGAAAGTTTAAATAATGAGTAGTGATGAATCAAAAAAAGAATTTCTATCTGAAAAAGAGTTGCAATTAATAAAAGACTCAAAGATTAAAAAGTCTTTTTCAGCGCTATTAGCGGAAAAATATATATTAGAAAGTCAAAAGGCAGATTTAGAATTTAATAATGTGATCTTAAAATTCTATATTAAGAAGGGCCTTTCTCTAGATGATACAATAGATGAGTCATCAGGGGAAATTATAAAAAAAGAAAAAGAGTCGAATGGTGGCGGTGAGCCGATTATAAAATACGGCCAAGATGATGCTTCCAATAGTCATGCCGCTAAGAACAAGAGTAATCCGACAAAAGCTAAATCTGAGCCTCCACCGCCAAAGGTGGTGCCGTTTGTAAATCTAGGCCGAATGATGGATTAATCCTGTGGCAAATACCTCTAAAAGTAAGTTTGATGAGCTGGCATCTATCGTTGCTGTTAGAAATCATTTAAATTTTTTAATTAATGGCCCCAGAACTCTTGTTCTCAAAGATGATGTACCTCGATTGGCACAGCTTATAAATGCCTTGGATCAGGAGTTTATCAGTAAGTCATTAAAAATATTAGATGAAGAATATTCTTCATAGAAAAAGACTTTATGAGTGATTTATTTATTAATAATGAATTTATTTCTTTAAAAGATGACGATTGGCTGCAAAAGCAGCGGATTGCTGGGAAATGTGTAGGCAATATTCTAGCCAAGTCAAAGCATCTCATAGAGAGCGCAACGCCAAATTTGAATTTATTAGATATTGAAAATTTTGCAATTGAATGCATAGAGTCTTTTGATTGCACTGCCACCTTTAAAGATTATAAAGGGTTTCCAGGCTCTATATGCGCATCAGTCAATAATGAACTGGTTCACGGCATTCCTCGTGATTATGTGTTGCAAAAGGGCGACGTTGTCAAGATAGATCTAGGGGCAACTTATGACGGCGTAATAGCGGATGCAGCAATCACTGCAATCTACGGTGAGCCTATAAAAAAAGATCATGTTTATATGCTCGAATTATGTAAAAAATCCTTAGATAAAGCAATTGATTCGATTGCAGTTGGTAAGCAGCTAGGAATAATAGGCCAGACAATTTATCGTACTGTAAGAGGTTATCCATATCATTTAATTACTAATTATGGCGGCCATGGTTTGGAGCTTAATACACCTCACGCTCATCCTTTTGTTTATAACAAAGCGAAAGCAAAAGAGGGTATTAGGATTCAAAAGGGATTAACAATAGCAATTGAACCAATGCTATCTTTAAAAAGTGATAAGACTAAAGTTTTGGACGATGGTTGGACGATTGTAACTAAGGATATCTCTTGTCATTTTGAGCATACAATATTTGTTCATGACACTTACACTGAAGTAATGACTAAATGGGAGGATATTACTTATGATTAGTAATGGTTTTATTCTCGATAATGGAATTAAAGTTGGCGACTTTGATAATTTGGTTGAAGAGTGTTATGGCGATGATGTGTCGCTTTATAACTTAAAGATAGCTTTAAGTTATTTTGATATTGTCAAAATGACATCCATTGGCAATCTCGCCTTTGTCTTGGTAAATAAAGATAACAAGGTAGTTAATAAGATTGGGTGTGGATTAATATCAGGATCAGCTTTTGTCTCTGATAAGTTTGTTTTTTTAAAGAAAGCCGTCTTTTTTAAAAGGATCTAAGTCAATGAGATTAACTTTTGATGAAAATATTGATAATTATCTGGAGTTAAAGCTGAATTCCAGTGGAAATGTTGTTGTTATCTTGTCGGCTAAAGACGGTTCCAATCATTTAAATACGATTATCAATTCAGTCGAGATAGAGAAAGATGATTTTATAAAACTTATCAATAGCTTAGGCTTATTGAATTGATAATGATCATATTTTCAAGCTGATGTTGGCTTGATTTTTTTATAAAATAAACTTTTTATAAAGTTAGAAAGGAATGTAGCTAATGACTACAAATACATCATTTAAAAGTAAGAAGGTTACCTCTATTGTTGAAAGCATTAATCGACGTAAGCTTACAAGTAACACTCAGCGTGTCCTTCACTCCTTGCTGAAGGCTAAAGGCGGCTGGGTATCTCGAACTGCCTTTCGAGTTCCCTTCGCAGGCTCTCGCTTGCGAGATTTGAGAAAGCCGCAGTATGGCGGCTTCACGGTTGAGTGCGCTTCAGCTAATGATCTCAATAAGAGGGCAAGTAACAATAATGCGCGAGTTACTTATTATCGAATTAACCCGAAGACTGTGACGGCTTCGGCTCTAGAGCAGATTTTTAAGGGGGTGGTTCGATAATTAATAATTTATATTATTAATTATATTAATACAAAATAAGGCCTGAATTAAAAGTTCAGGCCTTATTTTTTTTTATACGCATAATTAAACATATATCTACAATTTATTATATATTATATAAATATTTTATTTTTTTATTTATTAATTTTTTAACATTGAGATAGATTTCTTTTACTTTTGAATTTTGGAGGTATTTTGCCTAAATATAGTAAATATCCATATCAAATAGATTCATCTGTTGAATTGCCAATTACTATAGATTTGGTTACGCCTGTAAAGGCGGAGGTGGTTAATCGTTTGAGGGATGCAACTATTAATATCGAAAAAGAGTTGGGCATAGATCCTAGCCGTGAGTGGGGGACTGTTAGGGCCAGACTTGATAACATGGAGTTGCAAATTAATAGCCTTACTCCCGGCCCGATGCCGCCACCGATTGAGGAAGGAGGCGTTCCAACTATTAAAGACAAAGCGCTAACTCCAGCAGTGACGGCTGGCAATGGATCATATACAAATATTAAAATAAGTGAAACTCCTAAAAATGACAGCTATGTTACTGTAATGGTTAATGGAATTCAGGCGGCTGTAGGTGATGGTTTGAAAAACACTGAGTGTTACTTCTCAGCTACCAGCTCAGGTTTGACTGCTAAAAAGATCAAAGACATTGCGGCGGGTGATAAGCTAATTTGGAACGGTGTTAATGCAAATTTTGATTTGGATGCTTTTGATGTAATTGATTTAAATTATGACATTTAAATAATAATTAATTAAATTAATTTTTTTAACCACTTGCAAATGTTTAGTGTCAATTAGTTAGATGTAACAATCTATTATTATTTATTTATAAAAAGGAGGACATGTTAACATAACCAAAGTTTTATTTTGTAAGTATTTCGTATGCCAAAACTCCCACTTAAACAATTAGCACCTCCATTTGGAGCTGCTGATGGCTACGTGGTTGCGTATGACGCTGCAACAAATCGCTGGGAGGCCAGGCCTCCAAGCGATTTACCACCATTGCCATTGCCGGAAAGGTCAAGATATGTTGATCTCAGCGGCACTGATGGTGTTGGCTATGGAACTTCCTCAAGCCCATATAAAACGATTCAGTATGCTATTGATGATATTGAAAGCGGTTTATCACCTAGCACTTCAAACCCTGCCGCAGTTATTATTGCACCAGGGATATATGACGAAAATTTAATTATTAGCAAAAGTGGTGTTGGTTTAATTGGGCGTGGAGGGCAAGGTCTCTGTCAGATAAAAGCCACGACAGGCTCCTGCTTGGTATTAAGCAACGCCACCTCAGTATCATTAAACACTTATCTTTCCGGCGGGCCTTATTCAGGCCTTGTTAATAGCGGCTCTGCCGGACCATCAGATAATCAATTTAGAAATTTAGACTTTCGACCTCAAGATGGAACCTCTCCCGCAGTCCAATTAATTGGAGTTAAGGGGGACGCATCGCCTGTGACTACTAATTTTGGCGGTGTAGAAATTAATTTTGTTAATTGTAATTTTAGAACAATAGGAGCTGCTTTAGCAATGTATGCTAGGAACACAAACTACATAACTTTTAATACCGGATGTTGGCTGGGAGGCTCTGGTATTACTATGTTTAATGTTTCTGGAGCATGGCTGGCATCTACTACAGTGACGTCTCCTTTATTCGACTTTACATTTGATACAACTGATCCTGAAGGGTATCCGGCAGGAGGGAATTATGGCCTAAACGGTGGGATATCTAAGCTGACATCCCTTGAGTTTAATGGAGATGTAGGTTTAGGAGATCTCAGTAATGTTTCTATAAATGGAGATCTGACTGTAAATGATACGTCTATTTTTTATTTGCAGACAGGTCAAATTGGCGGAAATGTTACTGTTGATGGATATGCTGATTTTTTTCTAGAAAATGGCCATATTCAAGGAAATTTGAGTTTAGACATTGGCACTGGATCTGCTGAAATATATGGTGGTCAATATATTGGCGCTTTAGTTGATCCATCTAATAGGTGTTTAATAAATAATGGCCCTGCCGGAGGCGATTTATCTGGGTTATATCCAAATCCAAGCGTTGTTGCTTTAACAGAAGCTGGCGGCCAAAGCTTAGCTATTGATTCTCTTAGTGATGGAGATTTATTAACTAGAAGCGGATCCTCTATTATAGGTACTAGTGGAGCCACAACTTCAAATAAGGTAACTGGTTTATTTTCTTGTACAAGTTTGGTTTTGGATGGATATGCTGTATATATTAACGGAAGTAACTCAGTTGGTACGGCTAGTGCAAATAATCCAACTAAATATCCCAGTATAGGAATAATCTTGAATAAACCTACAGCGACCACGGCAGAGGTTTTGTTTTACGGTGAGATAAACTATCCCGGTTTGATTACGGGTGAAGCTTACTATTTGTCGGAAATATCGGGGCAAATTACAAATGTAGCGCCTGCAAGCGCGGGTTCGGTAGTGCAAAAGATAGGCGTTGCGAAAGACAATACAACATTAATTGTGATGGTTGATCAAGATTTTGTGATATTATCATGATTGTAAAAAAAAGGAGAAAATATGGCTCAATTTAAGTATTTGGGAGAGCCACCGAGACCTGGTTTGGTTAAGCAAATGGGCCAAACATTGATGATCAGGGTCCCGATGAAAGACGGCAGAATGGAGGAGTTTCCTGCTCCTGATGCCTCGGGATGGAAAGCCGGTGACGTTATCTCAAAAGACGGTGTACCTTATGACTTTACGGATGAAAGATCAATTCGCTGCTTAAGAGCTGATATCCGTTATGAAGAAGTTTAAGATTAAGTAAAATTAGTAAAATTAGTAAGATTAGTAAGATTAGTAAGATTAGTAAGATTAGTAAGATTAAAACGAACGTTAACGTAATTAAGATAAAATATACACATTTTTTTAATTAGGAGAATATTATGGCTAATTTACCTTTATTATCCATTTCGGGTAGAATTCAACAGCTCCCGAGTGGTTCAGTACTCGAAGTACAACAGGCTGCTGGTCTTGATACAGATCAGGCTGGTTCACTTTTACTTGGTGCCTCAACGGCAACTTCAATTGACATCGGCTCTGTCGGTGTTCTTACCACAATCAAGGGTGACCTTAGAATTGATGGTACAGAGACTGTTATTGGTAACAGCACTTTTGAAAGTGATGCAGATTTTCAAGGCAATATCACCCTTGGTGATGCAGCTGCTGATACTTTGACAATCAACGCTACCACAGATTATGCTGCTGGTAACGTTACTGCTACGGGCAACCCGACGTGGAACTTCGGTTCAGGTCAAGCAGACTTCGACGGTAACCTTGATGCTAATCAAGGTCTTGATGTCACTGGCGCTACAACCTTAACTGGTCAAGTTGATCAGATTGGTGGCGCTCAGGTCACACTTTCTGGCAATCTTGATGCCGATGGTGGTCTTGATGTAACCGGCGCAACAACAATGGCTGGCGCCCTTACACAAACAGGTGGCGCGCAGGTCACACTTTCTGGTAACGTTGACGCGCAAGACGGTGTTGACATCACTGGTGGTGACTTCTTGTTCACGGCTACTGATGGAAGTGTCTTTAGAATCACAGAGGCAGATGCCACGATGACGCAGACAGGTACAGCCCAAGTCACGCTTGGCGGTAATCTTGATGCTGATGGCGGTCTTGATGTCTCAGGCGCTGATTTCACAATGACTGACGCTACAGGCGGCGCTTTTACAATCGCTCAAGCCACTGGCGCAATCACACAGTCAACAGCTGCTCAGGTGACCTTAGCTGGTAATCTTGATGCTGATGGCGGTCTTGATGTCACTGGCGCTAGCACCCACCAAGGCGGCGATTATACATTCACCGACGCTACGGGCGCTACAATCGTTTTTGATAACGCTACTGGCGGTATCACTCAGAGCGCTCTTGGTGCTAACACACTTGCCGGCGATACGACTGTTACTGGCAACTTCTACTCAAGCACCTACGCTCAAGCAAGCGGCTCTGGCCTCTATGTTGATGGTGGTGTTTTGGCTGCAATTAACTCAACAAGCTTCCTCGGCTACACATTTGACGTTTCAGGCACAAACCCCAGCATGACTCAGTCTGGCTCTGGTGTTAACTACTTTAGTGGTCAAATTTCAGCTGGACTTACTGTTGTTCGCGATGGTTACTCTATCTTGATGATCAACTCAGGTGGCGATATTGCTGATTTCCAGCATGCAGGTGACGCTCTTATCTTGAACCAACAGCCCGACAAGGCCCCGCAGGTCACACAGACCACAAATGCATCAATCGCAGCGCCTACAAATGGTATGATCATTTATGATACGGGCACAAGCCAAATGTTGGGCTACATCAACGGTTCTTGGACCGATATGGGTAGCGCAGTTGAGTCTGTAGCTCAGGTTGTTGCTCCTGGAATTGACACGTCAGCACTTAGTGTTGGTGAGCTTGGTTATTACTCTGCTAATAAGACGCTTGCTGCTGCTGATAATTCAGGCGCTTCAAGCTCCGTCTTTGGCGGTGTCTGCAAGACATCTGACGCATCTGGCGAGGCTATTGTTAGCGGTGTTGCTCCGATGGCCTTTACAGCCGCTCCTTCAGCTGGTGACCTTGTCTATATGGACGGCGGACTCGTTAACGCTGGTAATGCAACAACAACAGCGCCGAGTGCTGCTGGCGAGTATGTTGCTGAGCTTGGTGTTTGTATGACAAGCGCTGCGGATGGCGATGGTAACTACGACGTTATGCTCGCTGTTAAGGCAACTGTCGAAATTAGCTAATAACTAGGTATAAGTAAGAATAATGCATAAGACTATGTTATATAAGTGAAAAAAATTACCGCCTCTCTCTAGAGAGAGGCGGTAATTTTGTATATAAAGTAAGTAAATTTTATTTACTTACTTTATATACAAACATAATATATAGTCAGGCTATATAATGTAATTAAGAAATTAAGACAAAAGTTATTTTTAATGGAGTGATAGTATGGCGGCGAGAAAAAAAAGCAGCACTAAGTCTAAGAGAAGTTATTCTACAGCATCAACTGTGAGCAATGCGCCTAAGCGAAAGACGGTCAGTAAGTCTAAGTCAAGAAAAACTTCTACACGCAAGACGTCAGCTGGGGCTTCAAAGATCAAGGCTACTACGGCGGATAAGGGGCCGGATTTTATTAATTTAAAGCCAGCGGACAAGAAGAAACTATCTAGCATTCAAGGTAGATTTAATAGATTAAAAATGGCTCTTGCAGATCTTGCTATGCAAGAAATGGCTCAAAAACAAAAGGCCGAAAGAGACAAAGGCGAATGCTTAAAAGGCCTACAGGCCGTCAAAGAGGAAATGATTGCAACAAGCCGAACCTTAGCCGAGTCTTATGGCATTGACATTAATGGTGATGAAAAGTGGAGTCTAGACCTAGAGACTCTAAGGTTCTATAAGCCAGAATAAGTTATGAGCATTAAGGCAGGCGCAGGCACTTATGTGTCAGTTTTGGGCAAAGATATTTGCATTAATTCAGTTTATATATCAACACCAGGCCTCATTAAAGGTAGATGGTATGATAATGGACTTGGATTAACACCAGATAGCGTCCTACAGGTGGCAAGGCCGGCTCATACGCTGTATGCTGCCCCAATGTCTTTGGAGCAGCGAGTTCAATTTGATAAGATTGCAATTGAATGTACAAGTAATGTTGACAGTGATAAAAGTATTAGGTTAGGTGTTTATGCGAATGCCAATGGGCTGCCTGGCAGTCTGCTTGTAGACTCGGGTACACTTAATCTGAAGGGTAATTCTGTTATTGAGGCTCCAATTGACTTTGCTTATGATGTCAATTGGATTTGGCTGGCTTTTATCCATAACGGTGGTGGTGATGTGTCTTTTCGAAGTCTAGATATTAAGGGTGGAGGTGGAGGTCTTGGCTTCGAAGATCCTAGCGAGCTTGAAAAATCTTACTACGTATACAAGAGTTTAAAATTTTCAAGTATTCAGACATCCCTGCCAAAAGAATTTGGAGATGTTTACTTTGCGGAGGAAAAACCCCCACGAATTCTTTTACGAGTTAGTGAGTGATAAAGCATAAGGCATTCACAAACAAGTTGCGGGAGTAACTCAGTGGTAGAGTGCAACCTTGCCAAGGTTGACGTCGCGAGTTCAAATTTCGTCTCCCGCTCCGACCAAACGGCTCTCTATATTTTCGGGAGTCGTTTTTTTATTGACGAGCTTAATCAAATATTGTTTCGCTTGGATTTCGATCTGGATCCCAACATGCATTGTATATAAAAGATCTAATATCTTTATTAGATATACCTTTGCATTTACTCTTATCATAGTATTTATGCATTAATGCATATTCATCATCTAAATGCATGATTCCCAGCATGTGGCCGATTTCATGCATTGTGACATCTTTAATCGCTTTCTTTGTTTTTAAACGATTCATTACAATTAAAATAAAACCTGGCTCATGATCTCCGTAAGCAAAACCATAAACGCCTAATTGATAATAGCCATCCAAATATTTTATAATATCATCTGAAGAAATTGCCCTTACTACATCAATTGTGTTGCAATTGGGAATATGCTCTTTGTCATAATAATAACCATCTTTAACAAAGTAAGGATTGGCTGAATGATTTATAATAATAAACTTTATTAAGCCGCAGCTTTTTTCCTCCCACTCTTTGAAAGATTGTAAAATAATCTTTTTTTCTTTTTTACTAAATTTTTTATCTATTCTTACCTTTCTGGTAATCATTCTAGGAAGTTTGTATTTGTAACTTATAACCTTTCGCTTTGAATAGACGCTATTCAAATTCAAAAATAAGCTAAATAAACCTACCGCCAATATTAGTGATAGTAAATAAATCAATTTTCTCCAATTAATAATATAATAATTAATTATAAATTTTAATTAATTAAATGCTATATTATTAATAATTAATAATTAATTCTTTATACATTTATTTTATTTTATTTTTTATTTAATCTTTCTGATAAAAAGTTCGAGTTCTGCCTAACTAGGCATGAAAGCTCAATTGTCATATCGCATTAAACGATAAGGATTTTTAGTTTTTATATATTAATAATATATTTCAGCGATTATTATGGATAATTTTGATGTAGGTATTATTGGGGCAGGTGTTGCCGGGGCTTTTGCGGCGTTAAGGATAGCTGAAAGACATAAAAATGTTAAAACCATATTATTTGATGTCGGCAGGCCTCCAGGAAAGCGACGAAGGCAGCTGGAGGGGTGGCTTGGCTGTTTTCCAGGTGGTGATGGAAAGATTTATCCAGGTGACGCTGACAAGGTCTCAGAATTAATAGACGGAAGGAAGGTAAGGCCCACAGTCCAGTGGGTTTATTCTTGGTTAGAGAAGGCAAACAGTTTAAATTTAAAAGAAGACAAGCTTCCTAGCGTCAGCTTCTTAAATAAGATTAAAGATAGTGGGTTTAATTATAGTTTAAATCCTCATATTCAATGGAAACCTAGCAGCATTCATCAATTGTCCAGAGTGATATCAAATAAAATTGAAGATAATAATATTTTTTGGAGCTTTGATAACGAGGTATACGATGTAATCAAGAAAAGGGGTCGTTTTTTAATATCAAGTGAAAAGGGCGACTATTCTTGTAAAAAAATAATTTTATGCGTTGGTCGTACTGGTTGGCGTTGGGTTACTGATCTTTATAAGAAATTTGGAATATACACTGACGACAGTCTTGCTGAGTATGGTGTTATGGTGGAAATGCCTGCCTTACACATGAAGGATCTTAATAAATCTCACTTATCAATTAACAAAGATAATTTAAACATTGGTCCATTTAGTTGGTCTGGCTCAGTTATTCCTGAGGACCATGCTGATTTGGTTATTTCTTCGTTCCGTTCGAATGAGGATCGTTGGAAGTCAGAAAAAGTGTATTTTTCATTACTATATTCAAAATATGTGGAAGATGAAGCCACTAAATATACAGAACGTGTAGCTAAACTTTCATATTTATTATATAATGATAGAATTAGTCGAGAAAAAATTAAAAATTTTAGAAACAAAAATAGCTTGTTATCATTACTTCCAGAATATGATTGGCTGCATGATAAATTAGAGGAAATACAGGCATTTATACCAAATATCATGACTAATGGATATTTTCATATACCTAATATTAGACCATTAGCTGCGGGTATACGTCTTGGCTCAAATTTAGAATCTGAAATAGATGATATGTTTATAGCGGGCGAGAGTGCAAAGGTAAGCGGAATACTTTCTGCGGCAATTATGGGCTCAGTGGCAGCCGATAGTGCTTGTAAGTAAAGAGTAATGCTTTTAATTTTCAATGGAAAAAAGTGCCAACTGAATTTGAAAAAAACTTCAATATGACCAAAGAGGATGCGTTATTTGACGATGACTCCAATGTTGTGCATGAAATAATTAGTATTAGAAAAGTCATGCTTCCAAATAATGGTCTTTGTTGGGAGGTTTTGAGGGATAAAAAAGTAATTATTAGCATCAACTCAAATAGGCTTACAAAAAAAGAGAGGTCTTTTTTATCTTCAGTTGATGGTATGCAGTTCTTAATAGCTCAAATTAAATCGGGTGTATTTAAGCTAAAAGATATAAAGAGTAATATTAAAAAGATTAAATTATGATAATTTATAATGGTATAAGGTACAATGGAAAAGTCCCTTTTCTTTCATTTAGTAATGATAAAAAACAGCGGATCGAGATACCTATTGATAATGTCACCGCTGAACGTATAAGTATATATTTGTCTAAAATTTCAGCAAGCTCAAGTGTTTCATTAAAATTTTCGAATGACGAAGACTCTGATTAATAAGCATGATCAAATCATTCGATATGAGTGTTTTGATCTGTTCATAAATCAATGATACCTGGTTATGTTATTTATGTCATAGACTGCGAGACCACTGGATTAGATGCAGTTAAAAATGATGTTATTGAAATTTCAGCTTGTCGGCTGACTTCCGATGAAGGTTCAAATTATACAAGAGAGCAATCCACGTGGCGGCTAAAGGCCTTAGATCCCTCTACAATTGAAGATAAGGCTCTAGCGATCAATGGTCATAATCGTGATGATATTATGCATTTGACAAAGTTTGGAAAAGAGAACTACAAAGAGCCAGCTGATGTTATTTCTGAGATTGAGCTTTGGGTGATGGAAGATGGAATGTCTGCGATGGATAGAGTCTTTGTTGGTCAAAATCCAAAATTTGATATTGACGCATTAAGAGAGTTATGGCGAAAGGCAGGCTCTTATGATACATTTCCATTTGCTTTAGAGAATAATAATAGGGTTCTTGACACTAAGCAAATTGCAACATTATTCGATCTTTGCGTTGGTAAAAGGCGCAGATATTACAATTTAACATCTTTGGTCAAATCCTTTGGGGTTAAGAGGGGGAAGGCTCACCAAGCGGCTGAGGACGTTAGAATGACTACAGACTTGCTTCTAAGATTTATAGAGCCAATTAAATCTATTGTAAGTGATAATTTTTCTGATTGCTATATTGATTGAGGTTTTATTTTCATGAGTAAAAATGATGATTTGGGCTTAGATGAGTACATTGAAATAGAGCTAAGCGAAAGATATTTGGATGAGTATAGTGAAAAGATAGAAAATACGATCAATGAAATAATTAAACTAAATAATTTTGATGATTCTAGGCTGGAATTATTAACAGTATTAATATCTTTTAGCGTCAAGTTATCTTTAGATCTTAATATATACGAAGAAGATTTTCTTGGTCTTATTAAGGATACTTTAGATATGGCGAAAGAGGATATTGAAAGCGAAATAAATGCAGTAACGCCTGGCACTAAAATTCTTAATTAAAGGCAATGATGAAGGTCGAAAGTGATATAAAAATTTATAATACCTTAAGAAGCATGTTTCGTCTTTTAGAGTTTCAAAAGGGATTTTCCTCTGCCCCCTCTTTGATCGTGAAGATGGAAAAGGATATTCTAAAAGAGTACTTGCTAAGTTTGAGTAAAAAGGAAATAGGAATGATTTCTGAGGTGTGGCCTACTTTTCTTAAAGATCAGAAGATAGATCAAGAGATTCATGACGCCTTTTTAGGCGTGAATATTGATTCGTTTTATAAAAGTTTAAATTAAATATTGTACAATTTAAACTTTTAATATGATTATTTTAATTAGTAATATGTTCATATATTGTTATGAATGCAAAACTTTATAAGTTAGCGTATAGACTTCAAAAGCGAGCGGCCAAACTCCGTAAAACGAAGGGTCAGTTGACGCGAGAATTACTTAGGCACGAAAAGTGTTATAAAGATTGTAATAAAAAATATAAAGAATTAGAGTCTAAGTATGATAAATTAAAGTCTGAGTTGGACGCTCAAAAAGAAAAGCTTGAAGGCGCAAAAGAAGCCTACTTAGGCACAAACGAAATGTTAAGAAATATGAATTTGTGCGATGCATCTGCGGCGATGTTGGCGGATGACGGCTCTGTTACCTATATTGTGGATGGTGAGGAGTGTAAAGTTACCCTTAAGGGTGATTCTGTTGAAGTGGAGTCGCTTAAAAGTTTGAGAAAAAAAGAAAAATAATATAATTCAATTTATTGCAAGGCCAAAATGGTTATTCGTCCTTCTGCTATTATATTTGTAAATAACGATTTGACTGACAATGTACAGACTCGCCTTGTAAGGCAGTTGCATATTAATGAAGTCATAAGCGGCACTGAGTTTGACGCAAGAGTTGCCGCAGACCCTGATTACCCTAGCAATATTAAGCAGCTAGATTTAAGAATAATGGTCCTTAGGTCCTTTGAAGAGTTAGATAATAGAGATCTTGCGGATGTCGTTATATTTATAAAGGCAGCGCTTGCTTCAATATTAAAAAATAACTTTGGACCTCCAGGATTTACAATCGCTGTTCTAGATATATATTGGGGTAAGCTTTGTATATATTAATCGATATAAATGTTTAAAGAAAAAGATAAAGCTGTGGCTTACAGTGGAGATAACCATAAAAAGCGAGATAACTCCTCTCCTTACGGCGTAAGTCGCCTTTCACCCAGAGTATTGCTTCCCGACCTTGGAGCGCAAAGTACAAGCGCGGAAAGTGCTGTTGTAGCTGCATCTACTTCTAAATTAAGTGTCATTTTTGATCAAATTGAGTATTTAAAAGCTCAAGCCCAGCGTATCTTAGACGATGCCTACTTTAGTTTAAAGTTACATAAAGCGAAATGTAACTTTTCAAAAAAACCAGGTCAGACATATTATCTTTATCAAAAGCAAAATGGCGATCTTCAATGGTCTATCTTGTCTTTAGAAGACTGGAATGGCAGCCCTCCTTGGAGGTATATGGGGGCTTTTCAGTTACAAGGAGATCAGTCTTGGGAAGATATTAATGATTTAGAAGAAATAATCAATTTAAAAGTTGAAGAATAATCAAGTAGAATTCGATATATTTATTTTATTTGTAAGACTGTTGTTCAAATTAATAAGTTTATCTAAAGCGCTTTTGCCTTGTATTTGAGTTCCTTTTTGGGCTATTCCAAGCTGGCTCATTTCATTTAAAGTTATTTTAGGCCCAGTCTTTAAAAACCTTCTTTGGGACTCTATCTTTTCTGAATTTAGCGCAGCCTCAATGTCTGGTATGTATATATTTTGATCTTCTAGTCTTCTTATTACTTCTTCTAATTTATTCTTATCATAATCAGTTAAAGGATTCGTTCCGAATAAATTCAAATTTTGAATCGTATTGATTGCAAATTGTATTGCATTTAATGAGAGCTTATTAACATTTGGAACGCTGTTCGGGAACTGAGCTATCTTTCTTTCAAAACACCGCGCAATTGAGAATATCTTTTTCATGTATATTTGCTTTAATATTATTAAAACTATCGAAGAGATTATTTATAATCACACGCGCTAATTAAATTCACCTGTACTTTTGTTTCATTAACTTGCTCGTTTGATCCATTAACAAAGCCTGAACTTGCATTTAAAACTAAGTTTGGCAAAACTCTTTTTATTTTACATTTAAATTTACCAAATCTATAACTTCTTTGCGAGGTTGTGCAGCCAAAAAGTGAAAATACAAAAAATATAATTAATTTAAATTTTATCAGCAATATTTTTAACGCCATAAATGTAAACCCTTGTCATTTGTCGCGCGTATTCCTTTTCGTTAGCTTCGTAGTACCCACATTTTTTCAGTTGCAGCGCAGCAGCGTATGAGTACCCCTTTTCAAAGTAGGGTATTGAGGACTTACACATTCTATGAATTACTTTCCAATAACCAATCGCCCCATCATTGAATGACTTAAAGGAAAGATAACTTCGACCAGCGAGAACATAATATGGAACTGTTTTTCTTGAGCTTATGTTTCCCAGATTATGATTATAGACAGATTTTCCTCTTCGATTTTCAATTCCTACTTGCGCCCATGCGACCATTAGTTTGTTTTTGCTGGGGTACGATCCAAATAAATTAAAATGCGCTTTCTTTAAAGCTCTGGCTAGATTTAATTCTGATATGGGAGTGCGAACTGTCTTTACTCGCATTGAAGCTCTATTTTTTAAAGAAACACCTACTGTCAAAAAAAATAAAGACAATAATAATACTGACATTATTTTTATTTTTATTTTTATTATTTTACTTTTAATTTTCATAAAATATTGTTTATTTTTAATATAAAAATGTCGATGTAATTAATAATTAATTATTTAAAATTTGCATCTGTATGGATTTTGCTTGCATAAATAGCACGTAAAGTCCTCATTTTCGTCATATTCCGCGTAACTGTAGAAATGATTACAGTTGTCGCACACTGCTCCGTCTTGACGCTTTACAACTTCAATTATGGCTGAGTCGCATACAATGATGATGTCAGTATTAAGCCATTTATTATCTAAATCTAGCTCATTTATTAATTTTGAATTACACTTCTTGGTGTGTTTAACAAATATATAGTTTGGGACAAAGCAAACGCTTGATGTTTGCTTTCTTTTAATAATTTGTAATTTTACAATATCTTTGTATTGTCTTTTGTCGTCAGTGATGTTTCGTCTTGAATCAAGTAAAACTTTTATTTCATCACCAACTTTAAGCTTGGACGAGCCATCCATATATTATTAATAAATAATTATTGGCTCTTTTTAATTTTATTTATAATCCAAGAAAAGACGATGCTTAATAAATTAAATATACTTTTAATAATATTATTTTTACCGGATAGTATTATTGAGTTATTTTCTTTGCCATCTTGAGTCTCTGTTAATCTGGCATCAGTCTTAATATTATCTTTATTATCTGAGCCTTCGGGTTTTCCTTCAAGACTTGCCTTGTTTTCTGTAGACTCCGGGCGCCCTAATTCGCTGGCTGTGGGCGCTTCGACCTCAGCTCCGGGGGCAAGTGTCTTTTTGCTGACAAATGGCTCTGGCCTTGTGCTGGGAGCTAGCTCGGTCCAAAATTTACCGAGCCACATCCATAATCGCTCGCTTACGTGCCAGGCTATGTAAACATGATCCGGTCTGTCGTTCCCTTGATAGTTGAGCCTTACAATATTGCCCACCGTCTCAAAATCAATCAGTGCGTCTCGTTTCCAAATTTTGGATATAGGTGGCAGATTTCCAGCCGCGCCAAGTGATATTTTTACACCCTCGTCAGGGAGCTTGGCGTTTAGAACGCAATCTGGAATATTTATATTTTTAAATTTGCTTTTATCAAGCGATGGATTATTTTTTACAGAATTGAATATTATAGTATTTGAATCTTTTGCGCTTATGAATGGCGGGTTTATATTGGAATGTGCCATTATAAAAAATTTATTAGATTCAAATGCGGTTTTTGCAAATTCTTTCCAATGGGTTAAATTTTTTGTGTGACAGCCGTCTAGTAATATATAGCAGTCTAATGCCTTTCTTTCCCTGGTAAATTTTAATAATTCATCAGCGAAAGACCACCCGACAGAAAATGTCACCAGGCCTCTGTTTTTTATTTTTATGTTTGCAGCGTCTTTTCTTAGCTCATTTAATGCTGCTTGAAACAGATCGCCTGTTGACGCCCATTGTATCGCTTTTCTTCGAAAAGATGAGCCCCCAGCGCCTGGTACGTTTAGAACAATAGGAGTGTCTTCAAAAAAATCCTCTGCCCACTTGGACGCGGGGGCTTTTGAAGAGTTCGCATATACCGTTATAATAACATTACGTTCTATCATTTTTATGAATCTAATTCTTCATTATAAAAAGTCATATTTATACCCCTTTTTATAATTTCATGCGTTATAATGCTTTCTATTTTATCCCAATTATTCTTTTTAAAGCGCTTTCCAATCATGGGGGCGTGAATGCTGCTTCCTTGATCAATAGCAATTAGCCCTACCTTTTCTAAACACATTTGTAAGGATTGATAGCACAACGGAAAAGCTCTTTTTTTAGCCTTTTCGCAAAGCATATTTATAATTGTTGTATCGCTCTGTACATTTATAGCCTGTATTTCGCCTAATTTAAAATTCTTTTGGCTTCTGTACCATCTTTTATATTCGCGCTCAACCAGAGGCCATCTTTTAGAGATTAACTTGTTAAAAGACTCCTCATATTTACCATTATCACGAATTGGTTGAACTATTATCCTGTGGCCTGCGGCATTTGGCACTGTTGCAGAGCCAAATCTGTATGACAAACTACCAGGTATAATAAAATTGCTTGGTCTCATTTTATAATTTCTCTATATATATTTGTATTTATCTGTTTGATTTTTTCTTTTATATTTATTTTTGGAGGCCATTTCGTAAAGATTAAATAATCAAATAAACCCTTCTTTTGGCCATTAAAATAAACATCTTCGTTTGTCACATGAGAATCGACTTTTATATTTTTTATCAACCTCATTACTGGCTCTATGCCAAAGCTTAATGGAGGTATATTTTCTTTCCAAATTCCATTTTGTAAATTACAGCATCTTAATATATTGTCTCTTCCAAGAATCCATAAAACTAGATAATCTTTACTTTTTGAAAGTGATAAAAGGCAATATTTTCCATTTTTTAGCAGATCTAGCGGGTGTGCTTTAAAGTATATGTCTTTAATAATAAATTTATTATCACTCTTAAAAGAGTAAGATATTTTTTTATTATTAAATTTTATTTTATGACCAAAACCGTCGGACCAACATCTCCAGTTACTTTCAGGCTCTAGATCGCATGTGTTTATAATATTTATTAGATCTTCATCTTTTAAGAATGCCTTTAGACTTATTATTGCCTTTTTCTTATTCAATTTATCAATAGTTTTTTCTTACTAACTTTAGCACTTCACAATAATTTTCTGAACTCACAGATCCGTACAGTCGAAACGGAATTATCCCTTTTCTTGGATTGTAGAAGGCGGTCAGTGGCATTGTAATTTCTTTTTTGTCAAAGTCTGACACTTTCAGAAGAATGCTAGGAATTTTTTTAGCATTTATTGCAACAAATAAATACTCTTCGTCCATCAATTCATACAAGCATGGGCTAGTGAGCGTTGTCTTTTTAAAATTCGTGCATGACTCACATTCATCTTTGTATATATAAAGAAGCATAAGCTTATCATTCATTAATGCTTTTGAAATGGTATTTTGTGTAAGTGGATACCACTCAAACTTTGAATAGTGATTCGGAATTAAAAATTTAGCCTCTGGAGGGCTAGATGCACCGCACGCTGATATTAAAAATATTAATAATATATTTAATATGAATATTATCTGTCTTTTCATTTTATGAGCCCTTCTTTATTTCTTATCTTACATTCTGGTACGTTGAATATTTGCCTGTGCCTTGATGATTTTTCAACTTGATGAATGTAGGATATTATTTGCTTTTGGCGACCTGTAAATGACGGCCACTCTCTTGATTTTGCTGGATCTGTACAATTAGTTACTACATTTGTTTTTACATCTTTTCTGTCTAACCACTCAACTTCACTATGTGTGATATTTAAATTGAAAAAACACTCATTAATATTATTGCTCTCTTTAGTTGCATAGAAATACAATTCATCCAATTCACTTTGATATATATCTGAAAATAATAATAAATCACCGTGAACATCAAGGTCTTTTTTATAATCTCTAATTAATCTGTAGTGATTTCGGCTAAGGCAATTTATAATAAGCAAATTTTCATCCTTCGCTATAAAGGAAATTACAGGCTTTAAAAAATATTTTAAACGATTTTCATTTAAGTTAACGCCTGCACTGGCAAGCAAGTCTTTTGAGCCGCCTAATGCCTTTGCATCATCGATTTGAATTATTTTAAAATTTTTTAATTTTATATTTTCTTTAATTAATTTTAATTTTTTATCTTTATCTTTATTGTTTTTATTTATTACTAGGTAGGTTTTCGATTTTGTCTTTTCACAAATTTTTGCAGCCAATAAGCTGTTTCTGTTGGCTAACTCAATCAGAAATCCATTTTTATTTACCTCATTTTTTCTTTCGATCAGCCACTTAGCAAGATAATAAATTGCTTGATCGTTATCTAAAATTGTCATTCAGATTAGTACCCCTGTCTAAACCAGCCTCCACCTTTGAGTATGAAGCCATTTTTGCACGAGATTAATCTCTCAGCGTTTTCCGTGTTACACTCAGGGCAATGTGTGATGGGCTCCTCGGTTATTTTTTGCTGAGCCTCCCACTGATGATCACACTTTTTGCATCTATATTCGTAAGTCATTTTGTTTCCTTTTCTAATGGATTGTTATCGTTCTATATAATAATTATTTATTGCAAACTTACCTTGTCGTTATTAAAAAATATGAGGATATCTTTTAATTGAAGTCAGATAGTCAATATTTTCGTCCATATTTTTCTTCCATACTAAATATGTATTTCGCGCATCTGCCTTTGCAGTGTGCTCTCCAGGGACGGGCATGACGCCTGTAAAATTTATAACTGATGCCAGGCTTAGTTTTGGTCGATTTATGCCGTTCTTTTTTGCCCATTTTTTCGCTAATGACATTGTGTCTAGCCAGCATACAGCTGGAAATTCCTGATTAACACTTTGCCATAACGCATGGCAAAAGTTCTTATCAAATTTTGCATTATGGGCAACGATACAGCGGTGTTCTGGGGTTTTATTATCTTGATTGAAAAAGTTATTGCAAGCGCTGACGACATCTTCTTTTGACTCGCCTACTTTCAAATCTGCCATACTTTTTTTTGTTATTTTTAATGCGTAAGGTGAGCTTCTGTCTGGGTGCTCCGCTTTTATGAATTTTGTTAACTGATGTCTGTCTGAACAGCGGATGATGGAAATTTCCACTACTTCATGGTGTCCCGGTGTTAGTCCGGTTGTTTCCGTGTCTATTACGTAATAATTTAACATTTAAAATTTTCTTGATAGTTTAATTATTGTTGTTCCGGCCAGATAAACTTGCGCCTTTATTTTTTTCATTCTTGATAATCTTTGTTTCGGCCTATTGTTGGGTGCTTTTTTCGCAATCAACTCTAATGCTTCTTCGGGATTGCTGGCGAGGACTCGATATTCAATTTCTGTAGGGACAAATGCCTCTAGTTTTATTGTATAATATTTTAAATCATCCATCATGATCTTCTAAAATGGTGTCGGGGTTTAACTCGATATGTATCATTAATCAAATATATTATTAAAACTTATTTAAAGGCTTATGTGATGAATGATACTCAAGATCTAGTTAATGCAATAGCTGATTTGCTTGGCGTAACTCTCCCTTCTTCCGGCTCTGATGAGGGGCAAGCTGAGCGCTACCAAGACCCCACTAGAGGGGCTGGTGAGCACAAGTACCCTGGAGATTATTCTCCAAATATGGCAACTGATCCTCGACATCCAACCGGGCACAGGGGGATAGATCTGTTCGCCCCTCGCGGTACTCCTGTCTACCCATTAGGACCTGGCAAAATAATTAAAAAAATGACAGGGAGTAAATCTGGAAAAATGATCATTATCCAAGACAACAATGACGTTCGCTCATCGTATATGCACTTGGACTCATTTGGTAAATTTAATGTTGGCGATGAGGTTGGCATGAATGATGTTATTGGTTATGTTGGAGACACAGGAAACGCAAAAGGGACATCTCCTCATTTGCACTTTGAAGTGCGCTCTGGTGGAAGCTTAATTAATCCAACATCTATATTTGGCAAAAGTATTAATTGAAAGGCAGTTTAATAAATTATGTGTATTATATGTGTAGATTATGAATTAGGAAAATTAACCTTCAGTGAGGCTTTGCGAAATTTAAATGAAATGATTGGAGAGGTTGGGGAGGAGCATGCAGTTGACGTTTTTGTAAAAATAGCAAGCCCCAAAGACGAGGGCGAGGAAGAGGAAGCTATTTCTGGCTAACCCTCTTCACGTTGTTTTAACAAATATACAAAACCTTCATGTGCGTCAGCAATTCCTTCTAGTAGGTTGCTTAATCCATGTGTCAATTGATTGCAGCTCTCAAGGGAGCTGATTGAGTTCTTTGTCATTTCAATTAATTTTTTTTCTGCCTTGAGAGATCGCTCGACCATCTCTTGCGGAGAAACATTTGAAGTTTCTCCACACATCTCTAATATTTTTTTATGTCTAAGTTCGCTTTGTTTGCACAAATCTACCAAATCAGCATTGCCTAAGCCAATTGCTTTTTCTGCAAGTTGATCAACAAAGCTTTGGCTTTCATTGTATATTCTTTCAAATAACAAGTGATCGCCATAATAGCTACTACCTCTAGTCTGCCAGTGGTGAGTTTGGTGTAGGTCAGCCACGGCGCGCATGCATGCTAATAAGTCTGAAAGGCATTCATGGCTGCCTAATGAGACTTTAAATGATTGAGCTATTTTGTGAATTTTTTTCATATCACTTTTATATTTTAATATTATAACCATATAAAAAAAAAGCCACTTTAAAGTGGCTTTTTTATGGTTACTCTATTTTTTAATTCTCACTTGAACATTTCCAGTTCTTTGGTAAAGAATTTGTCTTTTTAAGAATAATAGTTGCTATTTTGCATCGAATTTTTGCCTCTTTATCAATTCGATTAATTTTAAATTTTCTAGAGCATTTGCCGCGACGGTATGCAGTCATCCAAACTCCAGGAGGGCCGCCACATGTGTCTTTCCAATAGTGCAAAGCAACATAGCCTAACCTTATGTTCAACTCAGGTTCATAAAGCATTTTAATCGAAATTTTATTTGGTATTTTAGGGTCTAATTTCGATTGAGGTAGTTTATTAAATATTTTACGATTAGTTGACATTATTTGCATAACGCCTTTTGCGGGACAGCTTTTTCTCAGCGAACTTCCCCAGCCTGTAGCTTTACAGTCACCATCAGGGGTTTTGATATTAAGCCTGCTTTCGCGGTACATAGTTGCCAAAAGCAACGCAGAATCAACTTTTCTGCTAATAAGGGCCTCACGCTCTGCCACCTTGTAGGCTAACTTGCTTAGTGTTACTACGGATTCGCGACGCTGTGTTCTTTTTTTAGTGTTAATATCCGGCATTTCTCGTGAAAGTACAGATATCATTGTAATTATAAGGGCTTCTTTAAACATTTTTTACTCTATATCTATCTATTTATTTTACGTTTATTTAATTCAAATCTTTGCAGCACCTAAATCCTGATTGATAATAGTGCCATTTTGGTGCGTGTGAGCCAATTAGCTGATCGCATCTGTACAATTCAGACCAATACCTTCCCGCTAAGCACCAGCCAGTTTTACTGCGACATCGAACCCACTCTTCGACATTTCCTACCATATCAAAGGCGCCTACTTCGCTTTTGCACTGATTGCGCTCGCCACTAGGCTCTCGGAGATCAAGCCTAGCCATCTCCTTCTTATCCCTCAGGTATATCTTATACTCATCTGGTCCAATATATTGCTTTCCAAAGTTACAAGCCAAATGCGAGTCAAACTCACCTGGAATGTACTTTGGAACTTGACTTCCCCATGGATAGGGCGAGTTGTTTTTTCCTTTACAAGCCTTAACCCACTCATCGGCCCAGCAAACTCTTTTTCCAACACTTTTGCAAAAAGAGTCTGCATCCCAAGTCTCTTTATTCTTAATGTCTCGTGGCTCTGGCAAGCCGCTAGCCCCAACTAAGGGCAGCTCTCCCTTTTTATTTGGCCATTCGTATTTGTCTATGCATGTATTGTTATTTACAGCCACCATATCGGCTGGACATGTTGGTTTTTTTAAATTGCCAGCATTTGCCAGCACTAGAAATGATGTTGAAATTACAGGAATTTGAATAAATTTTATAAAACTTAACATATTAACTCTCCATTTTATTTACTCCAAGTTTGAAACTGATAACTTATTTCATTTTCAAATTTTAAATTTGATTCGTTTTCTAGGTAGAATTTACTTTCGAATTTTGGAAAAAACGTATCGCAATTGAAATTTTTATTTATTACAGTTCTATATACTCGCTTGCATTGGCTGTGAAATATAGCTTCTTTGTATATTTCACCTCCGCCTATTATAAAAACGTTATATATATCAGACTTTTTGTCTAACATTTCTAAAACCTCATCAAACTGATGTGCAGTAATGACATTATCTTGCTTATATTCATGATTTTTTGTCAATACTATATTTAAACGATTATTCAGCGGTCTAAATTTTAAGGGAATTGACTCATAAGTTTTTCTGCCCATAATGACTGCATTTTTCATATTACTTTCTGGACAAAACGTGGTTGTTTTTTTGAAAAATTGCATGTCAGCCCTTAGCTTCCATGGTAATTTTCCATTTTTACCGATACCCTGGTTTTTGTCAGTAGCAACAATGATATTAAACATTTTTTACTACACTTCTACAGGTATTTTTATTTTTCCTTGTGGATTATAATTAATTACTTCAAAGTCATTTATAGAATAAGAGAAAATATCTTTAGCTTTATTTAATATTAATTTAGGGGAGTTTGTTTTTTCTCTGTTTAAGTATTCTTCAACCGCGTCAACTTGATTGAGGTAAATATGGCTATCACCTGTAGAGTGAATAAGCTCATGAGGTGTAAATTGATTTCCACACTGCTGAGCTAGCATATATATTAAGGCGGAGTAGAATTGAATATTTGCTGGAACTCCAATTGGATAGTCCGCAGATCTTTGATACAGCATTCCGCTTAATCTGTCATTATTATCAACATAAAGTTGAAATGTGTGATGGCACGGCGGTAGTTTTACTCGATTGCTGGTTACATCGGGGGCATTCCAGTAAGTGAATAAAATTCTACGAGAGAATTTATTATTTTTTAACTCATTAGCCACATATTTTAGCTGATCAAAGCCCGACTTTTTGTCTTTGTAATCGCCGCCAAAATGCCTTAATTGCCAGCCGTAAATTGGACCTAAATCACCATCGTCATACCCATTGCTATTTTCAAATCCTTTATCTCGCCATGCGGACCAAATTTTTGATCCCATTGACTCTAGCTCATTAACATTTGTAGAGCCTGAAAGAATCCATAATAATTCTTTAAATATAGATTTGTAAAACATTTTCCTTTTTGTTAAAATTGGGAAATGTTCAGATATTGAGTATCTAGCCTGATATCCAAATACAGATATCGTATCTATATTTGTACGATTTGATCTTCTAACTCCATTTTTAATAATGTGCCTCAGAGCCTCGTCGTATTCCTGCATAATATACACAACAGCACTCCTTCTAAGTTGAGCTTAATTATTTATTATAATATTTTAAGAAGATATTATAACATCGTGCGGCCGGCTTTCGATTAAGCCGGCGTTGCTGATGGATACAAATTCTGGATGTACTTTAAGCTCCTCTAGATCGGTGCAACCCTGATAGGAAAGGCCGCTCCTCAATCCTTCCATTAACCTTGTAATTATGCTCGTAACAGGGCCTTTTATTGGAACTATTGCTTTTACACCTTCAATGTAATTATTTTTATGAGTACTGCTGCCCGCATACTCTTTGTAAGTTTTGCCGTCTAATTTAATTATGTTGCCGGGCGCTTCGTCAGTTCCTGCAAGCAAGCTGCCAAGCATTACTGAATCTGAAAAGCACAAAGCTTTAATAATGTCGCCGCCATTCCTAATGCCGCCATCAGCTATAATCTTGAATTTTCTATTTCTCTCATGCTTTAAGGCATAATTCCAAGATCTACTCTCATTAAAAACGCTCTCTAGGGCTGTAAGCTGAGGATAACCGTTGCCGGTGTCAATCCGTGTAGTGCAAAGACTTCCAGGCCCCACTCCGACCTTAATCACTTTAGCACCCGAATTGAAAAGCCTTTTAGCCCCCTCACCAGTGCAAACGTTCCCTGAGATTATAAGACAATCGTCAAATTTATTTGCTAGGTAATTAGTTGTGCGGCAGCAATTTTCATGATCTCCGTGAGCTACATCGACACAAAAAATCTTGCAGCCCTTATCATAAAGCAAATCAGCCTTTTCAGAATCTTCCTTGCCAACACCAACAGAGCATCCTACGTTCTGCTGTCCCCCTTGAGTTGATTCTGTGAACATTTTAATTTGCTTTTCTATAGAGCAAAAGCGATGCAGCAGTGCAAGGCCGCCTTGATTGGATATTGCCGTTGCCATTTCTGCCTCAGTAACATTTTTCATATTAGCTGAAACGACAGGAATATTTAATTTTACATCATTGCTTAAATTTAAATCTAAATTAATTAATTTTCTACTAGATATTTTGCTGTGTTTCGGTACAAGCAAGACATCATCAAATGTAAGGCCTTTGGTAACGTTCATACTTTCATCCAAATAGTTAATTAAAAAGAATCCCCACTACTAACATAGAGCAGTGGGGATTATCGACAAATGTATGATGAGCTAATTTTGAATTGCAGCTTTATCGCCAAATGATATTTTTATATTTTGCGGCTCTTCTTTATTAATGTTTTGCTTTGGAATTGAAACAACAAGAATGCCAGATCTATATTCTGCTGTTATTTTTGCAGTGTCAATGTTTTGCGGAATTAAAAATGACTTTTCAAAGCCATTTACTTCAGAGCAAAACAGCTGATTGTAGTTATTTACTACTTTTTCACCCTTCTTTGCGGTAACCGTGAGGCGATTTTGCTGAATTGAGATATTTAATTCATCCTCTTTAAATCCAGGAGACAAAACTCTTATATAATAATAATCATTATCCTCTACGCTACTAAACCTTACCGTTAGTGACTTTGAATTTAATATATTATTAGCATAAGCGCTTGCATCTTTTGTATCCCAATTATTGCTAATATTGGTTAATTCATCAAAGAGGCTGGCTATTGGGTTTGTAAAATATGGATTCATCATTTGACACCTTTTTTTTGTTAGGCACGCCATTAGCATGCTGCGTGATAATAGGTATCAATTTTTCGCAAGTCAAGTGGGATATTTTATAAGAAATATTTAATTTAATGAAGTGCCTTTAGCGTCCTCAACCACTGTTATTTCAATAGATCCATCATCGTAAGCATGTAAAATTATTTCACCTTTTACATCTTCAGGTAAAGTTTGCACGGTCAAATGAGCTATTGCCTCCAAAACCTCTTCCTGCGTTAATTTCTTATAAAAGATCATTATGGTCCTGTATTGTATATAACAAGGCCGGCGTAATTATATATAAAAATCACATCCAGCCATATTTCTGGAGACTTTTATATCTTCTTTGATTTTTTTAATATATTCTTTTAATTTATTTTCAGCGCTTTTAAAATCGTTAATATTAAACACACGAGCGTCAAATTTATATTTTAATCCTTTATCTACATTTTCTTTTAAATCATCTAAGTATATGCAATTTTTAAAATCAGGATGATCCGACAAAAAGCTTTTGAAGTATAAATCGCTGGGCTTCCTAGCCCCAACTTCATAGCTTAAATGCAAGGTGGCATTATTAAAAAGATTGGAATAATTGTTACTTAAATATTCTGCATGCTCTTGCCCAACGTTGCTTAGCAATGCAACCTTAATCCCATCATTTTTTAATTCTTCAGAGAATTCTAACATTATCTCTGATGGTTTCAAAATATTACACCAAGCCCCGCACAGCTTGTCAATTGATTCGTTTATTGAGCTTGAGCTTTCTTTAGGATAAATTTTATGTATTAATATCTCTAAGTTTCTTCTTATATTTGTTAAGCCGGTATCTTGAGGACCTTGCAGTTCTTTTAAGAATAAAATTGAATCATATCTACCTTTAAAGTAAGCGTCAAATTCCTCTGTAAAATTGCCCAATTCTAACTCAAAGAAAACGTTACCTATATCAAATGCTATATGCATATTTCTTTAACCTTTTCGTCTAAAGTATTTTGGACTCTTAATTTGTTTGTATTTAAATGATTATAACCACGCTCTAAAGATCGCTGTATTTCGCACACTGAATACTTATCTAAAAGCTCTATTTGACCCGCCTCATAGCCTAAACCAAAGGCTCTTACCAATGATGCGTTCAATAGTGATTCTGAATCTTTCATACATGGCGATATACACATCTTATCTACATTATTATAAATAGCATCACTAAGATAGCTGGTCTCGCCCGTCGTGAACACCCAGCTTGCAACTGATAGTTGCTTTGTATATTTTAATTTTTTTTCTTTACTTGACTCGAAGCTATTATTATATAATGAAAAGTTGTCTAATGAGCATTTTAATGTTTTTTGAATTTTAAGCTGCCGTTGGCTGTCAGGAACAACAGCTAAATAAGACGTTTCATCTTTTTCTAAACTTTCAACTGAATGATGGTAAGGGGTAATCCATTCATAATTTTCTTTTGTTGAAAATCTTTCTTTTACTAGTTCAAATGGAGAGTATATAAAGTTTCTTTCGGCATCTGGTAGTTCTGAAATTATTCTTTTTGTATTTTCTAATGAGTGTCTATATTTTGTTTCTATTTCATTGCAATTCATGTTGACTAGCAAAAGCAAAGGGCTACAGTACCAAAGCCTTACCCCTAATGAGGCCGCTATCAATGCGGATATTTGCTCGCCATCCGAAATTATCAGATCAGGCTCAAACCGATCAACATCCTCCAAGAAATTTATTGCTTCTTTCACACTTATTCTTGGCATATGTTTTGATTCAATAATCTTTTTTAATTTGGATACTTTCTTGTCAGAATATTTGTTATAAAAAGAGTCTAATGTCCAATTAATATGCGAAAAATGATCACTAGAATTTATATATGCAGCTATTTTTATATTATGCTCATTTGATACTTTATTAAAGAATCTAAATAATTGCGAGCTTGACCCGACTCTGTTGCCTGCACTATAAATTATCTTCATTTCTCTGAGTCATCTTTCTCTGCTCTCCCCTCCTCCCCTGTCTCTTTCTTTTTAGGCGATGATTCTTCATAGTCATGAAATTCAAATGCCTCTTGGGACTCTAAAATTTCCTGTAAATTTTTCGCCCTTAACTTTATTGAATTTATAAAGAAATTAAGTGAAAAGTACAATAAAACAGCGTTCCAGATAAACAAACCAGCTGTCATGGCTCCGCTGATTATATTACCAAGAATCATTAATATGACACAAAGTAATAGAAGGAAGTTAAATGGAACATTTTGCTGTAGCTCGTATAAAGATTCTTCTAATTGTTTTTTTTCTTTTTTCATGTTTGGGATATTTTGATTAGCTCTTCATAAGCATCGGTTGTTAGGAAATTATTAAAATTACTTGTATTCATTGAAACATTTGAGAATATTTCAATTGCTTTTTTAAATGTCTCGTTGTTTTCTTTGATATTTTTATCTGTTTTTAATTTGGCGACTTCGTCAAGCAGTAATTTTTGAATTTTTTCTTTACTTACAATTATACCGCTGTCGGTTTTTACCTTAAATTTTATCCATTGCCATATTAACGCTCTAGATATTTCAACGGTCGCTGCGTCTTCCATTAAATTGTTAATGGGAACGCAGCCAGTCCCTGATAGCCAGGAATTTATATACTGCAATGACACGTTTATATTTTTTCTAATATCATCTTCAGTTCTCTCGCCTTGAGGGGTTTGAAGTAAATCATTTGCAGTTATGCTTACGTCTTCTCTTTTATTATTGATTTGATTCTTTGTCGGCATGTACTCGTCAAAGATTTTTCTTGTCATTTCAACTAATCCAGGGTGCGCAACCCATGTTCCATCATGACCGTCTTTTACTTCGCGCATTTTGTCTTTTTTCACGGCATCTAATGCAGCGTTATTTGCCATTTCATCGTTTTTAATTGGTATAAATGCAGACATGCCGCCCATAGCGTGTGCTTTTCTTTTGTGACATGTTTGAATCAACAATTGCGTATAAGATCTCATAAAATGCTTATCCATTGTCAAATCACTTCGATTTGGAAGGGTAAATTGCTCGTGATCTTTTAGCGTTTTTATAAAACTAAAAATGTAATCCCATCTTCCACAGTTCAGCCCGGCGGAATGATCTTTAAGCTGATACAATATTTCATTCATCTGAAATGCAGCTGGTAAAGTTTCGATTAAAACAGTAGCTTTTATTGTACCTCTTTTAATATTTAACTTATCTTGTGAGAAATTAAATACTTCATTCCATAGAGCAGCTTCTCTAAAGTGCTCTATTTTTGGTAAGTAAAAGTAAGGCCCGGAGCCTTTGTCTAAAAGCTCTTGTGCGTTGTGAAAAAAGTACAAGCCAAAATCAACTAAAGAGCCGTGGATTGGTTCGTCTTCTATGAGAATATTTTTTTCAAGTAAGTGAAGGCCACGAGGTCTTACCATCAAGGTTGCGTGATCTTTATTTAATTTATATTCTTTATTTTTTACTTTATCAAATAAACTTATTTCTTCTCTTACAGCATCAAAGAGATTTATCTGTCCATCTAAAGTGTTTTTCCAGGTCGGTGAGTTTGAATCTTCAAAATCAGCCATGAAAACATTAGCGCCAGAGTTAAGGGCGTTAATTATGATTTTTCTTCCAACCGGACCTGTAATTTCTACTCTACGATCTTGAAGGTCTTTTGGTACCGAAGAGATTTGCCAAGTGGAATTTCTAATACCCTCTGTCTCTTCTAGAAAATTTGGCAGCTGACCATCTGAAATTAATTTAGCATCTTGAACTCTTAGCTTTAATAAATTTTTTATTTTGCCATTAAACTCATTAAATAAATCTTTTAGAAAGTTAAGCGCTTCTGGAGAAAGTATTTTTTTCTCGTTTTCGTTTTTTAATTCTGGAAATAATATTTTATTCATTTAATTTGTAGCTTTTTTTTATTGAATTTTTTAGTTTTTATCCGCAGAACTCAAAGTGCATTCCATCTTTGCGTCGGAAATGACCGCCCCAATAGAATCCTAATTCATTGGCAATTGGCACAAGCTTTCTTACTGATCCCTTTTTACCGACTAAAGCCGGCCGTGCTCCTAAATAATTCCATGGAACATTTATATCAAACGCACTTCCAAAGCTGTGATTGCTTAAGCTTGTGTTTGATCCTCTTATAAATCTAGGTACGAAAGAACCTCCCCACGAAAGAATAAGATCAGACAATCCCTCATCATCCCAGGCCTGAAATAAATCTTTAACAGGCTCTGCGACTAACTTATGAAATGCGAATGTTTTTCTTCTATAAGTGCCTTTGACGCCTATTAATTGTGGGATTTTTACATAAACTATATTTTCTTCAACCCAATTATCTAATATTCTAATCGCCTCTGGGTTGCCTTTAACTCTCATCCGCTTGAAATTGAATTTTCCAAAAATTCTTTGACGTGCAGCGGTTCCAACTATTGGCTTAAAATCTGGCTTTGGAGGCCAGTTGGCGCTGTAAATGTCAGACTCATCATCTTTTATGACCTCGAACCCCAATAGCATTGCAACGGCGTAGGTTGCATTGCCAACAACACCGTCAGCGACAAGTCTTTTCTTTTTTTGAAAAGCCTTAGTGGCTGACACTGTCTTTTTTCCAAAGTCAGCATCAGCTATAATATGGTAGCCTTGCCCTCGTAAAAAAATTTGCCAAGCCTTTACGCCTGGACCTTTAGCGCCTTTTCTTAAAACTTTCATATTAATTGTTTCCTATTAAAATTGGTCGTCTTCGGTGCTGCCGGTAAGAGCAGACATGCTATCATCTCCACCATTTATAACCTTGCGAACTTCATCAAAATAGGAAACGCCAACTTCATGTTGGTGCCTTATTGCGGTGTATCCCTGCGAATAGGCTTCAAATTCTTTTTCCTGCAAAGAAGAATACCCCAACATTTCGCTATTTTTATAATTCTGACTTAACTCAAACATGCTAAAGTTTAAGGCATGAAAACCTGCTAAAGTTATAAATTGAAAAGTATAATTTAATTTTCCAAGTTCCGTTTGAAAGTCTTTCATTTCGTTGGAGGATAAGAATTTCTTCCAATGAAAGCTTGGACTGCAATTGTATGCTAATTTTTTATTTGGGTATTTTTCATGAATTGCATCTGCAAATTTTTTAGCCTGCCCTAGGTTAGGAGTGGATGTTTCCATCCAAATTAGATCTGAGTAGGGTGCGTAAGCAAGTCCCCTTCGTATGCATCTTTCCATAGGATCTCCACATAACTTAAAAAAACCTTCAGGAGTTCTTTCTGATTTGTCAATAAAATCATGATCGCGGGGGTCTACGTCGCTAGTTATAAATCCAGCGCTTTCTGCATCTGTTCTTGCAATCAAAACCGTAGGAACCTCTAAAACATCTGCGGCTAATCTTGCAGCAGTTAGGGTTCTAATGAAGCTAGACGTAGGCACTAAAGTTTTGGAATTTAGATGACCACATTTTTTTTCGCTGCTTAATTGATCTTCAAAGTGAACGCCCGCAGCGCCCGCTTTAATCATTGATTTCATTAATTCGTATGCATTTAATACACCGCCGAATCCGGCCTCTGCATCCGCCACAAGTGGCACAAGCCAATCAATGTCTGATTTTTCTTCTGCGACGTCTATTTCGTCTGATCTTTGAAGTGCATTATTAATTCTTTCAATCAGCAATGGGACAGCATTTACAGGATATAAGCTTTGATCTGGGTACATCTGACGACCACTATTTGCATCCGCTGCCGTCTGCCAGCCACTTACATAAATTGCCTTAAGGCCAGCGCGCACTTGCTGTATCGCTTGGTTTCCAGTCATTGCGCCAAGTGCGCGAACTGGGGCGTTTTGATTCATCAAACGCCAAAGTTTTTCTGAAGCTAATTTTGCCCAAGTTTGGTCTATTCTTATACTGCCTCGTATTCTTTTAACATCTTCCAAAGAATACGGGCGCACGATATCTGTCCAACGATCTTCCA